TAATATTTATATAAAAAAAACTATGGAAATTAAAATGTTATTAGATAATTATCTAAGAAAAGATACTAAAATTACCCAAAGAGATAAAGGTAATGGATATCAAGAAGTTTGCGATTTGGATACAGGTGATTGTTACACAGTTAGAATGAAAGATGGTTTAATTGAAAGAGTAGACAACACTATGAAAACAAACAGAACATTAAAAGTTGAAACTCCAACAGGAGTTAAAACATTATTAAATGGATAAAAAAATGAATATAGAAAAACAAATTCTTGAGGAATTAAAAAGATTCAATCAAATCACAGGTTATATTAATGAACAAGAGGCTTTACCTGCACCTGAAGCAGGAACACCACCAGCACCCGAAGCGGGGTCACCACCGGCACCTGAAGCAGGAACACCACCGGCACCTGAAGCAGGAGCACCACCGGCACCTGATGCAGGAGGGGCTGATGCAATACCTGAACCTGTAGATGTGGAGTCTGACCCTGATGTTGAAGAGGTTGATACTAAAAAAGACAAAGAAGAGGGAGGGACTGAAGAATTAGATATTACTGATTTGGTTACGGCTCAAGAAGAAATCAAGTCAAAACAAGAAGAGTTTATGGACGGAATGTTTCAAAAAATAAATGATTTGGAAACCAAATTAAATCAAATGGACCAAATTATGTCTAAAATTGATTCAATTGAAAGTAAAGTTGAAAAATATAGAACTAAAAGTCCTGAAGAAAAACTTATGTTACGTTCTTTAGATTCTTATCCATATAATCAAAAACTTACTGATTATTTTGAAGACAAAAAAGAAGACTTTGAAAAACAAGGAAAAGATGAATACATTTTAACTTCAGATGATGTTGAAAACTTTTCACCAAACGAAGTTAAAAAAACTTTTGGTATTTTTGACCAAGACGATGATGAAAATACATTCTAAAATTAATTATAATATTGAATTTTAATGGAAGAATTATCTTCCCTTTTTTATTTGACAAACACAAAAATTCACCTATATTTTTCATAGATAAAAGAGTAATAATTAAAAATTTATTTATGGCAAATTCAGTATTAGATTCAGTACTTGCGCAGTACGAAAAGAACTCAACATCAACGAGTTCACAAAAAACAAACATTTCACAAGAGGACAGATTGAAAAAGTATTTTTCAGCGATTCTTCAAAAAAATGAAAAGTCCGCATCACGAAGAATTCGTATTTTACCTACAAAAGATGGTTCATCACCATTTACTGAAGTATGGTATCACGAAATTCAAGTAAATGGGCAATGGGTAAAGTTGTATGACCCTGACAAAAATGACAACGAACGTTCACCACTTACAGAAGTTTATAATGAACTTATTTCTACAGGTAGAAAAGAAGATAAAGAATTGGCGTCACAATATCGTTCACGTTTATTTTACATTGTAAAAGTTATTGACCGTGATAACGAACAAGATGGTGTTAAATTTTGGCGATTCAAACACAACTACAAACAAGAAGGTGTGTTAGATAAAATCTTACCTATTTGGAAAGCTAAAGGTGACGTTACAGACGCTGAAAAAGGTCGTGATTTAATCATTGAACTTACAAAGGCGAAAACCCCACAGGGAAAAGAGTATACCGTCATCCAAACTATTATGTATGATGACCCACAACCACTTCACGAAGATAAAGGAATTATGGAAGGATGGGTACAGGATGAATTAACTTGGAATGATGTTTATTCTAAAAAACCTGTTGAGTACTTAGATGCGGTTGCGGTTGGTGAAACTCCAATTTGGAGTTCAGAACTTAAAAAGTATGTTTATGGAGAATCTGCCGAAATTTCACTTGGTGGTTCAAAACAAGAAACGGCTCCTATTGTTGACCCACAGGCAAATGACGAACCTGCAGAAGATTTACCATTCTAATCCAAACTTTTATTTACTCGGGCTCGGTAAATGGGCCCGATTTTTATTAACTTTTAAAAAAACAAAAAATGAAGTCGTTTATCGCAGAAAAATTAAAAGATGCTCTTGTAAAAAAATATGAGGCAGAAATCGCAGACGCTGAAGCAAGACTATATGTTTATTTTACAAATCCTGTTGGTATTGGTGAACACCCACAACATACAGAAGAAATGGACAACTTGGTTGAACAACTAGCAAATGCAAAAGATAAATTGGAAACAATTAATAATTTCAAAATTTACGAATAATAATGGCAATCAAAAAGAATGATTTTAGTTCATTAAAAAAGAAGTTTTCAACTTCAGCTAAGTACAAACCACAAAGGTTTTTTGATTTAGGGTCAGACTTTTTGGATGCGGTTGGATTACCTGGCCCTGCAATCGGACACCTTAATATGTTTTTGGGTCACTCCGATACAGGAAAAACAACAGCCTTAGTCAAAACTGCGGTTGATGCACAAAAGAAAGGTATTCTACCCGTTTTCATTATTACAGAACAGAAATGGTCTTTTGAACACGCAAAACTAATGGGTTTTGAATGTGAGGAAGTGGTTGATGAAGAAACAGGTGAAGTTGATTGGGATGGATTTTTTATCTTTAACAATAACTTTGAGTACATTGAACAAATTACTGATTATATTAATAGTTTGTTAGATGCTCAAGAAAAAGGTGAATTAGACTATTCATTATGTATAATGTGGGACTCCGTAGGTTCTGTTCCCTGTAAAATGACATATGAAGGTCGCGGTGGAAAACAACATAACGCAGCTGCACTGGCAGACAAAATTGGTATGGGAATAAATCAAAGAATTTCAGGGTCTCGTAAATCGGATTCCAAATATGAAAATACTTTAATTATTGTAAACCAACCTTGGGTTGAACTACCTGATAATCCATTTGGACAACCTAAAATCAAAGCTAAAGGCGGTGAAGCTATTTGGTTGAACTCATCTTTAGTATTTTTATTTGGAAATCAAAAAGGGGCGGGAACAACAAAAATAACAGCAACAAAAGACAAAAGAACCGTAAAGTTTGCATCAAGAACTAAAGTGTCTGTGATGAAAAATCACATAAATGGTCTTGGATATGATGATGGTAAAATAATTGTAACACCGCATGGTTTTATTGCTGGCAAAGACACAACTGAAGAAAAAACAAATATAGAAAAATACAAAAAAGAATACGCAGATTATTGGAAAGACATAATTGGGGTGGATGGTGATTTTGATTTGAAAGAAGAAAAAGAATAAGTAGAGTAGTAACAATTTAATTTTTAGGGAGTGTCAAAGACATTACTTGTAGACGGAAATAATTTATTGAAAATTGGTTTTCACGGTGTTAGAGAATTTTATCACGAAGGGAAACACGTCGGAGGTATTTGGCACTTTCTAAACACTCTACGTAAATTTTTAGAAGAGTCTAATTTTGACAAAGTAGTTGTTTTTTGGGATAGTAATACAAGTACATCACAAAGAAGACTTATTTACCCAAAGTATAAGTTAAATAGAAAAAGTTCAGATAACGAACTAAAAGAAGAATCGTTTAATATTCAAAAACAAAGAGTTAAACAATATTTGGAAGAAATGTTTGTAAGACAACTTGAAGTTGAGCATTCAGAGGCAGACGATTTGATTGCATATTATTGTAAAATATCTGAAGACGAACAAAAAACAATATTCTCAAGTGATAGGGACCTCACACAGCTCATTTCAGACAAAGTTACTATATATTCACCATCCAACAAGTCATACTTCAAATTAGGGGATAAAATAAAACTTTATGAAAATCTAATCCCGCACTATAATGTTAAAACTTTAAAAATTTTAACAGGTGATGGGTCAGATAATATTGATGGTATATTTTATCTTGGGGAAAAAACATTAATTAAATTTTTTCCTGAGTTACTTGAAAAAGAAGTTAACTTCACCGATATTTTAACAAAGGGTGAAATATTGTTAAAAGAAAATAAAGACAATATTGCACTTCAAAATCTGTTAAGTGGTAAAACAAAAGAAGGTGTTTTTGGTCAAGAGTTTTTTGAAATTAATGAAAAACTCGTAGATTTGGATAACCCTTTAATAAATGAATATGGTAAAGAAATGGTACACCTTTACTATTCTGAGAGCTTGGACCCTGATGGTAGAGGATATAGAAATTTAATAAGAATGATGATGGAAGATGGATTGTTTAAGTTTTTACCTAAAACTGATGATAATTGGACGTACTTTCTAAAACCATTTTTAAAACTAACAAGAAAAGAAAAAACAAAATTTAAAAGAAAAAATTAAAATTATGAAAGAGAATCACGACATTACTAAAGTTGAGTTTTTAATCACATTAAATGACAACTTCGTTGTACAAAGATTTTTCAATGTCAGAAGTATGAACCAAAAAGCCAAAAACAGTCTTGAGCTTTTAAATTATATGAATGAGTTGTCATATGATTTACAAACAAAATTAAGAAACAAGTCGGTATTTTACATGTTGGAAAACCGATTCCAAATTGAAGAAGACCCAAGTATTTTAGATACGGCAAATACCGATGGACCTGAAGTGTTCAACCTAATTATTCGTATTGGAAATGAGACAATTTGTCATAGACAAATCGATGCTAAACTGTACCCGCCAAAGGCTAGATACACCCTGGATATACGACCAACAATAAAAACCATACTGAAAGACTTAACTGACATTTTTTCAGCTAAAAATTTATCTTATCGGTACCTTAATTATTCGTTCGCTTAATCATATTTATCAAATACAAAAAGAAAAAATCATATAATATGTCAGACAAAAAAAACTTCGGATACTTAGGAAATACGTTTCAAATACAGTTATTAAATAATATTATTTTATACAAAGATTTTTCGAATTCTATCCTCGAAGTAATTGACCCGCATTATTTTGATAATCAATATTTTCGTATTATTTGTCAAATGGTAAAGGAGTACTATTCCAAGTACGAGCATACACCAACTTTTGATACTTTAGAACAACTGACAAAGTCAGAAATTAGTTCACCTATGGCTCAAAAAAATATTTTAGATACAATTGAACAGGTAAAAAATGTTTCTGACGAAGGTTCATTATTTGTTCAAGAAAAATCACTTAAGTTTTGTAAACAACAAGAATTACAAAAAGTAATGACCAAAGCTCAATCTATTATTGATAAAGGTGATTTTGAAAGTTACGACCATTTGGAAGAAATGGTAAGAGGAGCTTTACAAGTTGGTGAAATAGATAAAGGTACTGCAGATGTATTTTCAAATCTTGATGAGGTCTTAGATGATGACTATAGACATCCAATTCCAATAGGAATACCCGGAATTGATAATCTTCTTCGTGGTGGTTTGGCAAAAGGAGAAATTGGTGTTATCTTAGCCCCCACAGGAGTAGGAAAGTCAACATTTACAACAAAGATTGCAAATCATGCTTTTAATCTTGGTTATAATGTATTACAAATATTTTTTGAGGATAACCCAAAAATTATTCAAAGAAAACACATCACTTTATGGACTGGAATTCATCCCGATGATTTAACTGAAAATAAAAATGAGGTTTTAGAAAAAGTAAAACACATTCAAACATCAAGAAAGAATAAGTTGATTATGAAAAAACTCGCATCAGATACTGTAACTATTAGTCAGATTAAAACCCAAGTTAGAAAAATGATGGCTGAAGGTACAAGAATAGATATGATTATCTTGGACTACATTGATTGTGTTGTTCCTGATAAAATGTTAAGTGATGAATGGAAAAGTGAAGGTTCAGTTATGAGAGGATTTGAGGCTATGTGTCACGAACTAGACATTGCTGGATGGACCGCAACACAAGGTAATCGTAATTCAATTTCATCTGAAGTTGTAACTACAGACCAAATGGGTGGGTCAATTAAAAAAGCCCAAGTTGGTCACGTTATTATTACGGTAGCCAAAAGTTTACAACAAAAAGAAATGAATTTAGCGACCATTGCCATCACAAAATCAAGGATAGGAAAAGATGGAATTGTATTTGAAAATTGTAAATTTGATAATGCACTGCTTGAAATAGATACCGAACAAAGTATGACTTTTTTAGGTTTGGAAGAACAAAAAGAAGAAAGAAACAAAAATCGTGTCAAAGAACTCTTAGAAAAAAAGAGGTTAAAAGAACAACAATCTTAATTAATTAAAAACTATGGAAAAAATATTAACAGAAAACCCTGGCCGCTTTGTCATCTTCCCGATTGAACATAACGATATTTGGGAATATTATAAACAACACCAAGCTGCGTTTTGGACAGCAGAAGAAGTCGACTTAACAAATGACATTAGAGATTGGGAAAACCTAACCGATAATGAAAAGTATTTTATAAAAAATGTTTTGTCATTTTTTGCAGCTTCTGATGGAATTGTAAATGAAAACTTGGCGGAAAACTTCTATCGTGAAGTACAATATCCTGAGGCAAAATTCTTTTATGGAATACAATTGGCGATGGAAAACATCCATTCACTTATGTATTCATTATTAATTGATACATATATCAATAACCCGAAAGAAAAAGATGAATGTTTTAACGCTATTGATAGATTACCTGCAGTACAGAAAAAGGCAAAATGGGCATTGGAGTGGATTGAAAATTCATCTTTTGCTGAAAGATTGGTAGCTTTTGCTGCCGTTGAGGGTATCTTTTTTTCAGGGTCTTTTTGTTCTATTTTTTGGATGAAATCAAGAGGAATTATGCAAGGTCTATGTAATGCTAATTCACTGATATTTAAAGATGAAAACTTACATTGTGATTTTGCAATTCACCTATTAAATAATCACTTGGAAGAAAGGCCATCTGAAAAACGAATCAAAGAAATTGTATTATCGGCCCTTGAAATTGAAAAAGAATTTATAACTGAATCTTTACCTGTTTCTTTAATTGGTATGAATTCAAATTTAATGAAACAATACTTAGAGTTTGTAGTTGATGGTTTATTAGTTAAAATGGGTTGTACTAAACATTTTAACGTAGAACAACCATTTAAGTTTATGGAACAAATTGCTGTTGAAACAAAAGGTAATTTCTTTGAATCAAGAACGGTTGAATATCAAAAAGCTAAATTAAACGAAACTATAACATTTACAGAGGATTTTTAAATTTAAAAAATATGTCATTAAAAATTATTAAAAGAGTTGGGGACAATGCCGCATTCAACCCCCAAAAAATTTATAACAGAGTAAAACGTTCATCAAAAGGACTTAATGTTAATTCTGATGAAATATTCATCAAAGTTATTACATCAGTACCAACTGAAGGTGAAGTAACAACTAAAGAGTTAGATAAGTTAATTTATGAAATTGCTGCTGCGTATACTGGTAGTCATCACGATTATTCAAGATTGGCATCATCAGTTGCAATATCATCTTACCACAAAGAAACTTTAGATAGTTTTTCACAGACAATGAGAGAGTTATATGAAGATGGTGTAGTACATAAAGAATTGATTAAAAAAATTGATGAATATGGTGAAAATTTAATTGATGCTGTAATTAATCACGATAACGATTACAACTTTGACTATTTTGCTTGGAGGTCATTACAAGAAATGTATTTGTTAAAAAAACCAAACGGTAAAGTTATTGAAAGACCACAACATATGTATATGCGAGTTGCATTATGGGTCACCGATACATTTGAAACTGCTGTTGAATATTATAAATCTTTATCTAATCAGTTAATTTCTAAGGCAACGCCAATAATGATTAACTCAGGTACTAAAGTTCCTCAGTTGGCATCTTGTGTTTTACATTATAATGATTCTGATTCAAGAGAAGGTCTTTTAGGTACTCTTAATGATATATCTACATTTTCTTCTGATGCCGCAGGAATTGGACTATCAATGTCTAATATTAGAAGTAAAGAAAGTAGAATTTCTACATCGGGAGGTTATGCTGGAGGACTATTAAAGTATTTAAAAATTGTAAACGAGTCATTAAGGTTTTTTAACCAACAAGGTAGAAGACCTGGGTCGGCAGCGATTTATTTAGAACCTTGGCACAAAGATATTTTTGATTTACTTGATATTAAAAAGAATACAGGTGCCGAAGAATTACGTGCTCGTGATTTATTTACCGCTCTTTGGATTCCTGACAACTTTATGAGAGCCGTTAAAAATAATGGTGATTGGTATTTGTTCTGTCCTAATGATATTAAAAAGGCGGGATTAAAATCACTTCAAGAAAGTTATGGTGATGAATACGAACAAACGTATAATCAAGCGGTTCAGATGGGATTAGGTAAAAAAGTTTCATCCCAAACAATTTGGTCTAAAATTATTGAGTCACAAGTTGAAACAGGTGTCCCATATCTTTGTTCTAAAGATAGTGCTAATAAGAAAACTAATCACCAAAATATTGGTGTCATCAAACAATCAAATCTGTGTAATGAAATTTATCAATATACTGATGAGAAAACTACGGCCATATGTACATTATCATCTATGGTTTTAAAAAACTTTGTTAATGGAAACAAATTTGACTTTGAAAAACTTTTTAATGAAGTAAGAAAAGTTGTTAGAGCCCTAAATAAAGTTGTTGATACTAACAACTACTCCACACAAAAGGGGTTAAAAGGTGGTTTAGAACAAAGAGCAATTGCTATCGGTACACAAGGATTGGCGGATGTATTTTATTTAATGGATTATATTTTCACATCAGATGAGGCTAAAAAATTAAACAAAGAGATTTTTGAAACAATCTACTACGCGGCTGTTTACGAAAGCAACCAACTATGTATTGAAGGTAAGTACAAACCATATGATTTTTTTAATGGTTCACCGATGTCAAATGGAGTTTTCCAATACGATATGTGGGGATTGACTGAAAATAATTTATCAGGTATGTGGGATTGGAATACACTTAAAGAAAATGTAAAAAAATATGGTATTTGTAATTCTTTATTTACCGCACAAATGCCTGTGGCATCTTCTGCTAAGATTACAGGGTCGTTTGAAATGACTGAACCAGCACATTCTGCATTATTTAATAGACGTGTTGTTGGTGGTGAAATAATGATTGTAAACAAATACCTAATTAATGACTTTGAAAAAATTGGTATTTGGTCTGAAGATTTAAAAAATGAAATTATTATGAATGAAGGTTCAATTCAAAATATTAACTTCAATAACTATTTGGACCCTGAAGACAAAAACTACAATAAAAAAGTTAAAAGAATTGAACATTTGATTCCTAAATACAAAACCATTTGGGAGATTTCACAAAAACAACTGATTGATATGGCGGCAGAAAGAGCACCATTTATTGACCAATCACAATCAATGAATATCTATATGTCTAACCCAACACTTTCAAAAATAACATCATCACATTTTTACGGATGGGAAAGTGGTTTGAAAACTTTATGTTATTATGTTAGAACTAAAGCAATTTCAACGGGAGCAAAACACTTGGCACTTGATACGTCTAAAAAACAAGTACCACCTCCACCCCCACCTGTTGATAGGATAATTATAGAAGGTGTTTTACCTACAAGACCGTCTGATTCTGAATTTGAGTGTTTTGGTTGTTCTTCTTAAAAATCAATCCGAGTTACTACTCGTATTTTTTGTTTTATTCTATTTAACTAAAAATATTCGATATTATATTTATTGAATATGGCAGATGGTAGAACATATGGTGTTACTTTCCCGTTTAGGGATAGCCCAAAATCTTATTACTTTGATTTAACTGAAAATGCTGGTGATGAAATCAGGACTAATTTATTACATCTAATATTAACTGCTAAAGGTAGTAGATACTATAATCCTGACTTTGGGACTAGAATATATGAATTTATATTTGACCCATTAGATGGTGAAACTTTTGATGGGATAAAATCTGAAATACAACAACAGGTTGAAAAATATATACCAAACCTAACAATAAACGATATTAGTGTTGTTCCATATTTGCAATCTGATGAAGCACCTGGTGAAATAAATCAAGAATTACTTGGAACAAGTGATATATATAAAATACCCGGAAAAGAAACTCAAGAATATACGGCGAAACTAACTATTGATTACACTGATGATAATAATTCTTTTGGTTCAAGAGAATTTATAATAATTAACATATAATATGGCTACACAAAAAATTAATTATACAAGTAGGGATTTTGAAAGTCTAAGAAAGGACCTAATAAATTATACCCAACAATATTATCCAGATATAATTCAAAACTTTAATGATGCATCAATATTTTCAGTGTTGATGGATTTAAATGCTGCCATTGGAGATAACTTACATTTTCACATAGACCGAAGTATACAAGAAACAGTATTACAATACGCTCAACAAAGGTCTTCGGTATTCAATATCGCAAGAACATACGGTTTAAAAATACCAGGATTTAGACCCTCTGTTGCTTTAGTTGAGGTATCAATTCAAGTTCCCGCTTTTGGTGACAATGAAGATAGTAGATATTTGGGTATTTTAAGAACAGGTGCTCAATTTAATGGTGGAGGTCAAATTTTTGAAACAGTGTACGACATTGATTTTTCAACACAATATAATAACGAAGGATTTAACAATAGAACGAAAGTGCCCGTATTTGATGCGAACAACAAAATAATAAGTTATATTATCACCAAAAGAGAAGTTGTTGTTAATGGTGCAACAAAAGTTTATAAACAGGTTGTTAATGCTGCTGACGTGGTCCCTTTTTATAACTTTTTTCTACCTGAAAAAAATGTATTGTCAATAACAACAATTATTCAAAAAGACGGAACGCAATACCAATCAACACCAACAAATGCGGAGTTTATCACAAGTAATAATAAATGGTACGAAGTTGATGCGTTAGCCGAAGATACTATTTTTATTGAAGATACAACTAAACCTATAGATAACGCAGGTATAAAAGTTGGTAGATACATTAAAACAGATAATAGATTTATTAGTGAATATACACCTGAAGGGTATATGAAAATACAATTTGGAGCGGCAACAACCACACCAAACCAACAGTTACAACTATTTGCAAATTTAGGAACTCCACTTAAAATACAAAATTACCAAAATAACATTGGATTGGGGTTAACAGTAACACCTAATTCAACACTATTTGTTCAATATCGTGTGGGTGGTGGAACTGCATCAAATGTTGGAGTTGGTGCAATAAATCAAGTTGGTTTAATAGATTTCGCAGTAAATGGACCGTCAACACAAATTAATCAAAGTGTTATACAATCACTGAAAGTTAATAATATTACAAGTGCTGTTGGGGGTGCTAACCAACCAACCGTTGAAGAAGTAAGAAATATGGTTTCGTTTAATTTTGCATCCCAAAAAAGAGCGGTAACTGTAAATGATTATAAATCATTGATTGATACAATGCCTGGTAAATTTGGAGCACCTGCAAAGGTTGCAATTACCGAAAATAATAATAAAGTTACTGTACAAATTTTATCTTACGACTCTGAAGGTAATTTAACTCAAACAGTACCAAACGCATTGAAAACAAATTTAGCAACCTATCTTTCTAAATACAGAATGATTAATGACTACATATCAATCGATGTTGCTAAAGTAATTGATTTAGAGTTTGAAATTTCGGTAGTTATAGAAAATAACACAGCTCAAAGTCAAATTATTACACAAATTATTGACCAAGTGTCAACATATATGAACCCACAAAATAGAGACTTAGGTCAAAATGTGAATGTGTCTGATATAAGAAGGATAATACAAAATACTGCAGGGGTTAGTACATTAACCGAACTTAAAATTTATAATAGAGTTGGTGGTCAATATTCTTCATCTGAAACTTCACAAAGATATTCTAATAAAGATACAAAAGAGATACTTTTAATTGACGACACTATCTTTGCAGAACCGGACCAAATTTATCAAATTAGGTTTGATTCAAGAGATATTAATGTTCGAGTAAAACAACTAAGAACTGTAGACTTCTACTAAATCCTTTATTTTATTTTTAAGGTTATTAGTTTTTAATAAAAAACCTAAATTATCTATTTATTTTAAAACGATAAATGACCAAGACGTACAGACTAAAGGCTCAACCACTAAAAGACCAAAATCTAAGAATCAACGTCACACAAGACTTCGATTTTTTGGAAATACTTTCCCTAAAATTAAGACAAGAAGATGTGTACACAAGATTCTGTGCCGATTATGGTGTTGTTGCTGGCCGAGTTATTGTTAATGGTGGTTACGGAGTACCAAATGCGAATGTTTCAATATTCGTACCTTTAGACGCTGTTGATGAAAATGACCCTATAGTGTCTACATTATATCCATACAAAAGACCTGACCAAAAAAATGAAGATGGGTTTAGATATAATTTACTTCCATACGTTAAAGAATACGGAGGTCACACCCCAACAGGTACATTTCCTGATGTTGAAGATGTTCTGAAACGAAAAGAAGTATTAGAAGTTTATGAAAAGTATTATAAGTACACTGTCAAAACAAATGAAAGTGGTGACTTTATGATTGTAGGGGTTCCGTTAGGAATTCAAACAGCGGTTTTAGATTTAGACCTTTCTAATATTGGGTGTTTTTCACTAAGACCTGCAGACTTAATTAGATTGGGTCGTGGGACTTCTGAACAATTTGATGGGGACCAACTTAAAGCATCAACAGATTTGGACTCATTACCACAAATAGTTGGTCAGAAAAAAGATATTGATGTTGCATCTTTTTGGGGTGAAGAAAACATTTGTAATGTTGGTATTACAAGAGTTGATTTTGATTTAAGAGATTTAGGTATAGAAATCACACCACAGGCCGTTTTTATGGGTTCTTTATTTTCAACAAGTGAAGAAGACTTTTTAAAATCAAACTGTAAACCAAAAAAAGATTCAGGTAATTTATGTGATTTAGTAACAGGTCAAGGTAGAATTTTAGCAATCAGACAAACAATTAATTACGACATTAACGGTAGACCCGCTTTAGAACAGTACTCTTTACCTGAAGGCGGAAAAATAATTGACGATAATGGTACTTGGTTGGCAAACGTGCCAATGAATTTAGACTACGTAACCACAAATGAATTTGGAGAACAAGTACTTTCAACAGACCCAAACGTGGGTATACCAACAAAAGGTAAATATAGATTTAGAATTCAATACCAAAATGAAGATGGTATGAACGCCAGTATATTACGCGCCGATTATCTTGTTCCTAATGTAAAAGAATGGGGATGGACAACGGCAAATGTGAATGCACCTACTGACCTAACAGCTCAGTTAAATTCATATGCGTTTAGTCTTGATTGGGATGACTACGGTGATGTAAACACAACTATTGGTCAACAAATGATTCAAGAGGCCGTTAATTGTGATGATAAATTCTATGAATTTAATTTTAATAAAGTTTATACTGTTGCAAATTTTATAGATAGATGGAAATGGGGGTTCAATAGAAGTCGTCATTTAGGGATAAAAGAAATAACAGATAGAAGGTGTACAACAACAACAAATAGATTCCCTGTTAATGACGGTGTTAGAAATTTTGATTTTATATTCTTTTTATTTAGTTTATTAACAATAATTATAACCCCTACTTTTATAATTCTTATAATACTTTTACACGTATTGGCGTTTATCTACCCAATATTAAGAATCATCATAAATTTATTAATATGGGTAATAAACGTTGTTATCTATGGTATTTGTTTAGCCATAAGAGCAATAACTTTTGGTGCTAGACCACAAGGTGGATGTAAAAAAGAAGCGATAAAAAAGTTAGGTAAAGAAAATATTTTTAAAAGAATATCTTTACCAATGTTATCATATCCTGATTGTGAGGCGTGTCCTTGTACCGATGAAACTTTACCTGAAGATGATACACAAAGTGGATTTGCACAAAGTGCTAATGTATCAATATCATCAGAAAATAATAGTCCTTTGGGTGATACTAATTCAACAGTAAGTTATAGTACGTACAATTCTATTTTATCGTCCACATCAAACGACCCAGCGGCATTTAACAATGGTATTGCTCAAGCTATGGCTGGATATCAATATCAAAATCTTGGAAATGATAATGATAAATTAGTAAAAACTCCAATATCTGAGTTTCCTGCTCAAGGAGGGATAAAATTTTTAGCAAACGATGTTACATTATCCCAATCGTTAAACTTGGCAAATATAAGACAAAGGTATTTTGATGGGGATAACTTAATTCAAACAACAGTTAGAAACACAATACCTAACACGACAACAGTAGATGCGTCACAGCCGTTTACAGATAGTATTATGATGTTATTTGTTGATAGTGGAACATTCAATGGGTTACCACCTGGACAACTTTTAACATTCCAAGACACTGATTCAATCAATGACCCTAACTTAACGGGAATTACAAATTCAAATCAATTTAATACTAATAGTATTACAGGTACAACACCTTACAATGCCTCAAGTTTAGTTACAGTCCCTGTTAATTATATAACACAAGGAGGTACACAGCAAACCGTAAACTTAAAGTTGAAAATATCTGAAGATGGTAAAGATTACAAATTCCCTGCCGGTGTTGAATATTTCCAAGTAATTACAGGGGGGACTGTAACACAGTTTTCAGGACTTACAAATACAACTGGTGGTTTATTAAACAAATACCTATTCAAAAAAACACAAAGGTTCTGTTATGGAATTTTACCACAACAATGTGATTATGTATTCCCAATTAAGTTCATTGATGATTTTGCAAATTATGAAGTAATATTTTTGACAAGAGGTACTGACCCATACACCGAAAAACAAAATATTAAATACGACTTATCTAAAATTTTTGGTTTTAACTTAGGTACAGGTCCTTTTGTTGAAGGAAGTTATTACTTGAACGTCCCAATACAACAAAACTCAGGAAGTGGTGCATGGTTTAATGACTATAAAACCCCTGAATCACATTCAGTATCAAATAACAATAATGCGACTCTTTATCACCCACCTTTTGGTTTTACACCTGATAGTACATTATTTACTGCATTTACAAACAATGCACCATATTACTACAACTCAACCGATAAATCACAAAGTTCATTTAAGTCTTATAACAGTGACGTTGTTAATTTAGGGTATTTTACATCAACACCTGGTGTGTACTCTAATATTCAACCAAGTGTTGGTAACAATAAGTTGGCGTTCCAATGGACAAATGGGGTATTAAGTCCTCAAGGTAATATTGAAGGTGGTTCATTAATTGCTTCAAATGCAACTCCAGGTTCCCCAATAAATGTTGCAACTACAACAACAAGAGTTTATTCCCCGGCTTACCACACAACAGCGGTTTCTAATATATCAGTATCTAACTCATTAAACATTGTATTTAGGTCTGATAGATTACCAACTTCAGATATAACAGAAGTAAGTGGTAATAGTTCATTTAGTTTATTTTTAAATGACAACTTTTCAGTTTATGCTGTTGATGAAGAAGGTGGAACGGCGTTGGCGCCAACAACAAATGGGCCCGGTGATACCACAAACAATGCTCAAGATTTGACAGGAGATACTCCAAGTCAAGTTTCAAGTACAGTCTTGGCTTCATTAAGTTGTGAAAATATGACAGTACTTAAATGTTATCAAGGGGGAGGAACCTCATTTTCTGTTCAAAATCCTTGTAGTGAAAACCCTAACGGCAAAAGAATGTCGGGGGGATGTTATAAGTTTGTTGATAACCCACTTATTGTTTCAATACCAAAAGACATTACTTACTTCTTTGAATGGAAGACAAGATTTAGAATGGTGTTTGCTGCGTGTAGAGGTATATTTTCACAAGTGTTTCAAAACAATTGGGTGAATGGTTCACTATATATGTTTTCGTTAAAAAAACAAACAATTTTCAATATTACAGGACAACCAAAAAAGTATAAGTTTTGTGGAACACCTGATAGTACATTAAGACCATATCAAGGACCAATATTTTATACTCGTGGAACAACGAATTCACTTTTTTATAGAAGTGCGATTTACGATGGAACTAAATTTATTGGTCAAAAACCAAGACAAGGAACATTTGCAAGCCCAACTTTGCAAGATGCAAACTTTAAGGGAATGAATGTTCGTAATTTATTTTTCCCTACAACCATAATGGATTTAGGACCAAGAGATGAATTTACAAAAGAAATTTGTACTAACCCTAACTTTGAAGGTTATTTAATTGAGTCAATAAAAAGTACATCGTATAATGACACTTCTGAAATTTTACAGTTATTCATTATTTCAAGATTGATAAATTCAAACTTTTGGGGACAAGTTTTAGGTTTAGGTGATGCATCAATAAACAGAATGTTTTCAAGAAGTGAAGACAGAATTGATGGGGATGTTGCACAAATGTTTTCAATAAATTCTGAATATGGGATTGAAGAATTTGATGAAGATAATTATTCAGATAATGAATTATACCTTGGTACAGGTGATGCTTTAATGGGTATATTCTTTAGTTCAAATACCGTTAATAGATTAACATTGAGTCCTGGTATTCAAACATTTACACCAACACTTACAAATTATTTTGGGTATCCAAATACCCAACTAGTACCAACATATCAATGGTCATCAACCACAACATCATCAATATTTGGTTCAGATACAAATGATTGGAATACTAATGTTTTATCTAATGGTGGGTTTTACTCACAACTATACCAAAACTTTAGTTTTAACCCCCCAACAACACCATACTTTAATCCATCAACAACAGGAAGACGAGGTTATATTTACAATCAAACACCACAAGGATTGGCAAATCCAAACTGGCCGGCAGGTACACAACAGTCATTTATTGTTGGGGGACCAAACCATTTTTATTTTGGTTTGAATAAAGGTAAAAGTGCCATTAACAGATACATTAAAGCGTATATATTAAACCAAGATGTCTAACGAAAGTGAAATAAGAATTGTACTTGGGTCTGAAAGAAGTGCCGGAAGTGTTGACAGAGATGTTTGGATACAACCACCTTTAATTGGGGATAGAAGGGAGTTAATTGAAGGGGATAGAAGTATTCTTGTAAACCAACAAAATATTTTTGACCAAGAAAGACAATCAAGTGATAAGTTTAGAGTTGCAGGTAAAATCACAAATGTGTTTGATAATACAGTAACAGGTAAAACTTCATATACCCCATTTAAAAATTATTTGTATTATACAAATGCTATTGCAAATGCAACAAATAACGCAAACTTTTGGGAAGGAAATCCTCAATTTGATGAGTTTTCTATGGTAAGAGTTAGTGGGATTACTGGACATATTCCGTTTGTCACTAAAAGTGCATCATCATATAATTGGTCGTTTTATATGAGTTATGCATTTTCAAGTACAACGGCTCAAACTATGTCATATACTGATGAAAAGTTTGGTGTTACTAATAGTGGTTTTTTGGCGGGTGATGGAATACCTTATGTATTAACAACAGGTAAATTTAATGGAAAACAACTTGTATATTTTTATTGTGGTACAATTCATAACTTACAAGTGGGTCAATACGTTGAACTATCAACACCAATAAATAACAAAACAGTATTTCAAGTTTATTCTTTGGGTGATGGTACTATTAATTCAGAAGAAAAAGTTTTTACAATTTATGATTTAAAATACCCTACCATTGATGTTCAGACAGGTATTTACGGAAACCTAAAAAGAATAACTGAACCTGCAAACTCTGCGGAAACAAAATCAATATATTATGTAAGATTACATAAAATAATAAAAAATAGTGAGCAATGCAATGTAGGTAAAGTTGGATTTGAAAATAACCCTTTTGCAATTGATAAAAAATTAGAATACTCAGCACTTACACCAAACCAAGTACAAAGAGTTTCGGTAAAAAATAATTCACAAAGTTTTTCATTCACATTTGATAAGGATGTTAAAATTGGGGGGTATATTGACAATAATGGAAAACCAATCACCGAATTGTTTTTTACCATTATTAACCGAGGTTATATGGGGTGGTTTAATAAACCATTCCCAAATCAAAATAGTATACCAAGTGGTATTGATATTGGTTGGAACTTTAACTTTTTAGAAAACTCAATAGATACGTGGTGGAATCACAGTAGTAGTTTGAATAAAGATAACATTCCCACTTCTTCTTATTTATATAACGGTCAAACTTTTTATTATAACGATATATTAAATCAGGGTGATGTTATTTCAGGGGATTTTTGTGAGTACAACTATATAGAACAAAAAGAATATGTTTTATCAAGAATGGTTCATAAGTACTCATTTAATGACATATTGTTTTTAACAACAGGTAATCAAAACTATCCTGATGGTTACTTGTATAATCCACACTATTCTATACCAATTAGAGCGTTTAGTGATTATATTGAAAATGGTGATAAAAAATCTGTAGTAGGAATACCTGGATATTCTTGGTTTAGTCAATACAATAATAAATGGTTTTGGAGGGATTTATACACCTATGGGTTTATTGATAGTGATGGTATTGGTGTTAATAATCCATTTATAAATGGTTCCCATTACCCATTTTTAAACTGCATATTTTTACAGTACCCAATACTAAGAAACAACAATACATTCTCTAATGAATATCAACAGATAATAAATGACGATTGTGAATAATAACTACTATAGATTTAGTGTAACACCGGAAGACACATTTTTTAATATTCCTGTTGAAATAAGTTTTGATATGGCAGGAAGAAATGATGGTATAGTTGAATTTGAAAAAGATATATTACAAGATTTGATAAATGGTATTGATGATTTTGAAACTACAAGATTTGCAAATACATCTTACTTACAAACACCCGATAAAACTGATATAAACTATGAGTTTTATTTTTTAGATTCAACCGTACAAGTTACCTCAGCAACTTCAAGTGATTGGTCCGTTGATTATGCAAATGCAACATTTACAGACCCTGAATTATATTATTTTGTAAACTCTTTTAAAGGTAGTTTTTTCAAATTAGATTTTTATGATACAAAAACAAATGAAAATCAAAAAGCATATTTTAGTGTTGTAATTCCAACACAACAAGGACAAACAAGAGTTGGGTTTTTAGGTCCTTTAAATAATCAAACCCAAGTAAATGTTAAAAAACCAAAGTTTAAGTTAGATTACACAGGGGCTGATAAAGAGGGGTTTTTTATCTATTGGTTAAAAGAAAGAGATTTTATTAATATTACAGAATTTTATATGACTGCAAAGTTTTTTAACGCAAAAACCGGTCAGTTTGTTAGATTTATGAATGAACCACAATCTACATTTTCTGCAGGAAATGAATTTAACTTTAATAAATCCCAATACTTTTACTACAAAGTGGAGTTAGATTTTACAAATTATGAATACCAAGTTTATAAAGAAATTCCACAACAAAACCAAGCACCAACATTATTAAGAGTTGGTGATACGACTAATGTCATAAAATGGTATGAATACGGAAACCCATAATGGAGGCTGAAAAATATTCAATAGTTGTTTCTCCTGAAAATATCTTATCAGATATTTTTACAGAAACTTATAGTGGTGACACAGGACTTGAAACGTTTGGTGTCTATTCTGGTATGTCTTATATTTTAAGTGGTGGTACAGGTGGAACTTCTTTACTTACAGGGTTAACAATTCCTATAATGTTAACCCAAACAATGAATGACATTGGATTTTATAGTGAATTTGACGGATTATTATTACAAAAAGATGTATTAGCAAACTTTGTTTTTTCTGCAAATACTTTAAGTCCGTATGATGTATATTTCTATAACACATCGGGGGATATTGAAATATCTTTTATAAGTCTTTCAAATTACTTTGTTGATTGGGGGGACGGTAGCCCAACACAACAAGTTTCAAACCAACCACTAAATCATTTATATCCGACAACACCTGGTGATTATACTATAACCTTTTCAGGTCAAAACACATTTGGAATGACGGTTATTCAAAAACCAATTACTGTCCCTTTGACGGGTGTGACCATTTCCAATTTACAAGGTAATTTTACTTTTACACCACAAGGTGGTATTTGGTCAGGAATACCTGTTAGTTATGATTTTATTGCAACAGGTGATTCACAAAACAACGTAGCGTCACAAATATCAAGTTCTTATACGACAGTACCTTTTCCTGTATCGGGGTTCACTAAATCTAAATTAACTGACGTAAAAAGATGGGGACCTAACCCATATACTGTTGGATATACTTTTATAAAAAATGGAGTCCCATACGGTCAAATAAATTCAATAACTTCAGGGTATACCTCATACACAATTAATGACATTACGTATTACGATTTTCCAAATGGGCAAACATTATACCTACTTCAAAGTTCAGGATTTACCCAAAACGACCTTTTATTTTCGGCAATAACAAAAAATGAATATCTATTAGACTTTGTTATGGACCCCGAAGTTCAAAGTGATGTTTACATTGAAAGAGGTAAGTATAGTGCCTTTGAACCTTTACAAAGATTAAATGAAGTTGATAATATAGGTGATATGGTTAGGTATGGATACGGATATTATAAAATTAATCAAACATAAAAAATTACATAAACTATTTATAAAATAAAAAAATGGCACTTGGCACATACGGCATAACTAGACCCGCTGACGTATCACCTGAAGATGTTGAAATCATTCTTCACTATACACCTTCACGAGATGTGACAGATAATTTTTTATTGAAAAAATTAAATGCTGCAAATATTTTAACACCATACTTCCATAATTCCGACACTGGTGGAAACAATAATGTAGAAATATTAGGAGGATTATACAATCTTAAACTACCGGCAACAGAGTTTAGTAGATTAGGAATATATACTTTAATGATAAGACCTGCAGAAATTAGAACAACAATTACCGATTGTGGTGTTCTATCTGCACTACCAAACGTTAAAGGTATCATTATTGATATTAACAGTGTTCCTTCACAGTATAGAAACAAGTTTGTTAACCAAGGACTCGTTGGGTTTAGAATTGAGTATTTAAATTCTGACGGCACCAAAATCCCAAATTTTTATAGAATAGTAACCTCATCATTTTATTGTGAACCCGTGGTGACAGAACAAGTTAATACATCACAAAAGGCCATAAGATATAGATATGTTGATAACCCAACAGATTTAATTTTTTGTACTGTTTCACCGTCTTCATCACCGTCTAATAAACCAAACGCAATACCATTTATTGGACAACCAAATCAAAACATTATAATAACTAATACATTTTTCAATCCGATAACTATCGATATTCAAATGGCTGAATACGATATTGATACGTTGGCAATTGCTCTTTATGGGAACCAAACTAAAAGTATTGAAGATGGTATTTACACTCTTTACGATAGTGCTGGCAACATCTACAAACAATACAACTTGTTTGAAATTAGAGATACATTCAATGAGCTTCTTTATGAAGTTAGACAAGATAGAAATAATAACATTGATTATAGTAAAAACTTTACGAACATAGTTGAATAATGGCAAAACAAATTTTTAGATATCCACCGGCTCCCCCTGTAGGTAGTTCTACTGCTTTTAACAATATTGTTGGATTTCAGTTGGTTACTGGTGGTGGTTTAACACAAGGAAATTTTGAATTTACAACTGCCATTTATGAAAAGGTAAACAGAAATTTTGATTTAGGTGTATTTTCACAACTTTATAATTTGGAAAATCTTAATATTGAAGATATTGAGCAAACCAAAAAAATAATACAAAAGAATTTTTCAGTTTATCCAAATTTTGATATTTCACAAGTCACAAGTTTTACCTTGTATGGTTCACTACAAAAAAGATTATCGGCATCTGTAACAAAAATAATTAGTTATTATCCAGCGGCTCTTGATGTAAGAAACCAAACATTGTCATTAACAACGGGTTATACGGCTATTAACATTACTTTTGACCCAATAGAAAATTTAACAACTTTTGATGTTAATGTTCCGTGGATTACAAATCCATTTGACATTGATTTTTCTACAAATGCAAGAAGAAACTTACAAGTTAGACCAATCAAAGTTTCTAAATACCGAGATATAACAAACAATTATCAAGATTTTAGTTTATACTTTTCAAGTGTTACTACAGAATATCCTTTAGTTGATTTTATACCCTCAACAACTTTAACTGCAGGTACCATCACGATGACAGTAATTGGAGACCCTTTTTCAGGGGTAACCGCATCAACTGATAATTTAATTATAAAACCCAATACACAAAAAACGGCAGAAATATTTCAAGATGAATTTGATGAAGTTGAGGATTTTATTTTAAATAGAAATAGTCAACCTAAATATACATCAACTTTTCAGTATCCTTACTATGACTCTAATGGTGATTTTACTTTAAAAATTGAAAGTGTTACTTGGTTTTTAGATGGGACTTGGAATTTAGATATAGTATCATCAAATTTTGACAATTACTTAGATAAGTTAAGTAATATATCATTAAATTTAGATGAATATAAAACAAATTTAATATCTAGATTTTTAACAACAGGGGCATTTAAAGACTTTGACACCCAAGACCAAAAAATGGAAAAAATTCTACAAATTTACGGTAGAAGTTTTGATGAGGTTAAAAAGTTTATTGACGCATTGGCTAATATGAACTCCGTTAATTATAAAGTTGGAAATGATATACCATCACAACTTTTGGTCAATTTAGCGCAAACACTCGGAGTAAATACCAACATATCACCGATTAATAATGACCAATTATTAGAGGCAGTATTTAGTACAAGTTCTGAACAAATTTATACAGGTCAGGCTCAAGACCAAACACCATCAGAGTTAAATTATCAATATTATAGAAACGTAATTTTAAATTCTGCCTATATGTTCAAATCTAAAGGTACAAGAAATTCTTTAGAATACATAATGAGACTTATTGGGGCACCTGAAGCAATTACAGAATTTAACGAGGTTGTTTATTTAGTGGATTCTAAAATTAATGTTGAGCAATTTAAAGAAAACTATGCTAAAATTAGTGGTGGGACAGTATATGTTGAAAGACCGGCATTAGACCCAACAAATACTTTTTCGGTGCATGGTGTTACTTATACAGGTTTTACTACTGATGGAAGAGTCGAAACGGTAACAACAACTTTAAATGACTACGGCATATCTGACGACGGATACCCAAAAGCTCCTCAACAAACTGATGATTATTTTTATCAAAAAGGTTCAGGTTGGTTTGAGTCAAGTCCTAAACATAGGGCACCTCAAGTTGTTGATTTAGAAAATTCACAACTTAATCAAAATGTTCCTAGTGTTCTAACAAAGTTACAAGCACCTTCATACGGTCAAGAATACTTAAACCGATTTACAAAGTTTCCATATCTAAATGAAGGTTATACTATTACAAAAATATTTGATAATCAAAAGTCTTGGTCAGTTGATGATATTGGTAATAGAAAAAACGACTCAAATTTTAATGGAGTTGATTATACAGTAACGAGTGATAAGCAAATTATTAACTCTAAAAATATTGAACTAAACATTAATATGGGTCAAGGGTTAGTTTATGACGTTTGGGATATGTGTGTTAAATATGACTACCCAATTCCAAACTCAGGTCTTACATCACCTTACCCATATCCTGGTGCAATTGATTGGACATTTGTTAATCCAAAACCAAAACAAAAAACTTTCTTTGAGTTTGCACAATCATTCTTTATGAATATGATTAATGTTCGTAATAGACAAACTATTTTTGATGGTAAAACAGGGGGATATCCAACACTCCAATCAATATATTGGAAATATCTTCAGTCACAACAAACCGTAGGTATACCTTCTAATCAATTCACATATCAAAAAATGATTGATTATACTTTAGGTATTGGTGATTATTGGCAAAGATTATTGGAACAATTGGTTCCAGCAACAACTCTTTGGTTAACGGGTCAAAAAATGGAGAATTCAATTTTCCATAGACAAAAGTTTGTATGGAGAAGACAAAGAGGATGCCAATTTATTCAAGTTGAATGTGTACCTTGTACATTCGACGGTCAGTTATTTGGTTATGATTGTATTGACCAAACCCTATCTTGTGAATTGAATTTCCAAAGCCCTCAAACATATTTAACTCAAGTGTTGAGTGCAGTTGTCGCTCAAAGTGGATATACACAGGCGAATTGTGATTTAACTAGTATAGTTTCGGAATGGTTTGTTGATTGTAGATTGGATAATACAATATTAGTACAAGAACAATTCTATACGGGGTATGGGTTCTATGACGTTCCTACAGTTGCTCAAATTATAACGGAAATCGATAACAAATTAGTAGGGTTGTATAACCAAGGTTTGAACTACTATTTTGCAGGTAAAACTTTAATAATTAGTAACTCAACTTGTTATGATGACTTCACAAACAAAAAACTCTACTTAAATATAGGTATAAACGCTAGTATAAATTGTAATTAATGGCTTGTTATACAGGATTAACGGATGGTGTATATTATTATATTGACTGTTGTGGTGTCACCAGAACAGGGGCATCTTTAGGTGAAAGTATTTGTGTAGATGGCGTATACTCTGGGTCGTCATATGGTATATATATTGATGAGGATAGTTCTTGCGACCCAACTTGCGAAGAACAACCAATTGGATTATCATTTTCGGTAACAGGAACTTGTTCAGACCCAACAGGTTCGGTTACATTTTCACCCTTTGGAGGAATACCACCATACACTATTGATAATGTCATACCAGGAGGGATTACCGCTCAAACATCCTCAAGTCCAATAACCTTTACAGGGTTAACTGCGGACACTTATGTATTTAGATTAAATGATTCATTGGGGTATGAAAATAATGAATTATATGTTAATGTAATAATCACTGGTTGTTTCTACACAGATATTATTGAAGTCACAGGAACTTTTTGTGGCTCAAACGATGGTACTTTAACTGTAAGTGCAAATTCACAATCATCACCTTATGTTTTGTTTTTAAAGACAAGTGGTGGTACAATACAATCACAAAATACTACACTTTTTCCCTATACGTTCACAAATTTATCTGCGGATACTTATTTTGTTGAAGTTGTTGATTACGGGTTGTCAACCGCCACAACTGCGAATGCTATTATTTCTGCAAGTACTGCATTAGACTTTGGATTTTGGAAAGTAGATGCGTCGACTTGTGTGATAAATCAAGGCAAACTTTCAGTCACTGGCGTAACAGGAACCGCACCATATACATATCTTTGGAGTAATGGTGAAACCGGTCAAACAATTACTGGTCTAACAATAGGCACATATAGTTGTACCGTTACAGACTCAAATGGGTGTAGTACCACTAAAAGTGAAACCATAGGTCAAGCCGAACCATTAGGTTTAGGTATTGTCACATCAAACAATCCAAGTTGTTTTTCATCAGATGGGAGTATAACTTTCACAATTACAGGTGGTAGTGTTCCATATTACTATTCGGCAAGTACTTCACAAGTTGGATATACACTTAGTAATACACTAACACTTTCAGGTTTATCAAGCGGTAATTACAATTTAGAAATTACTGATGGTAATTTTTGTAAGGAAACTATAAGTGCATTTATAAATGCTACTAACTCATTTTTTGTTGTTGATACACAAGTATCAAATTCGAATTGTAGTCAACAACTAGGTTCAGTTTCAATTTCATTACAAGGGTCAAACAACTTTTATACTTACAGTTTATCAGGACAAACCAATGGGCAAGTTTATACAAATACAACACAAAGTTTAACAAGTTCATTTTCAGGTTTGACTAACGATACTTATGACTTAACAATATCGGCAACAGGAACTAATTGTGAGTATACAACAACATTTACAGTTTCTTCAACGGATAAGTTTAGTGCAACAACATTAACAACTGGTTCAACTTGTTCGCAAACTGATGGTGTACTATATATTGAAGTTAGTACAGGTTATACTTTACCATTAGATTACATCTTAAGTGATGGTCAGTCAGTGATTGATACATCTGCAACGGCATATACATTTAATAACTTAACGGCTGGAAGTTATATATTAACAATAGTCGATGGAGAAGGTTGCGAAATAAGAGAATCAATAACCATTTCAACAGGAGGTAGTTTAATTTCAGCAATTTCTACAACACAATGTTATAATGGTCAAAATGGCACTGCCGAAGTTTTAATTTACGATGGCGAACCAACATTTACTTATGATTGGTCTGACAACATACCATCAGGACAAACAGGTTCCACAATTTCAGGATTAACTGCCGGCACTTACTCAGTTGAAGTTGTGGATAGTAGTGGTTGTTCACAAACTCACAATTTTACAATTACGTGTTCAGGAAATAACGTGACAACTTATTCTGTCGTTTCATTATGTAATGATGTGTTTACAACAACAGTTGGCGCAAAAAGAGGCTTTTTAGAAATGTTAAATGAAGGTTATATTGACGTTACAAGTGGATATACGGGTTGTAGTTTAAATACTGCAGAATTCATACTTGAGTTAGATATAAATGGTTCAGGTTTCACACAACCATTCTATACTGCCACAACATTAAACGACGTTCCACAAGACACATTATGGCAATCAACAATAGAGGGTGTCTTAAGTGGTATTACAGATATTAGTCTTTACACAATAAGTTTAACTGATAATACAATACATATTGAATCAAATTGTGAAGGTGATTTTGACCCATTATCAGATGCCAATTTTACATTGGAATTAACAATAGAGTATGATGTAACCTGTAACACGTAGATGCCTTATTCTATAGACATAACGGGTTTAACAGGAGGAACGCCTCCAATTGATTATTATGTTTGTGACCAAAATGGTAACAACTGCTCACTTCTTGGTACTTCACTTGGTACTTATGTTTTAAGTGCATATTACAGTGGTGCGAGTTCATTAGTTATAAAGGCTATTGATGATAACGGTTGTGAAACATTTCAAGAAGTAAATTGTTAAATTATGATAATAGAAATTACTGGAGTAACAAGTGGCACAAGTCCATATGATGTTTATATATGTGACCCAACAAACGTATCTTGTTTTTATGTATCAGGGGTCACTTCTATCCCACCAAATGTCGTAATAGATTCATCAGTTTTTTTTCCAAATGAAGACATTGTTTATATTAAAGTTATAACTGCGGATGGGTGTATAAGAGAAATACAAATTGATTGTGGAAGTTATTTATTACAAGAAGATGGTTTTTATATATTACAAGAAGATGGATTTAGAATCAAAATAACATAACAAATATTTATTTATAAAAACCTATGCCAGATTTACCAATATCCTCCTTACCGGCAGCAACCACAGGATACGCCAATTCATTATTAGTTATTGTTAATTACACACCAATTACAAGTGGTAGAACTGAGGCGGTACCTTTTAGTGCGATAACAGCATCAATTGCTGGAACTTCAGGTAGTAGTGGGACTAGTGGTTCCTCAGGGTCAAGTGGTACGAATGGTACTTCAGGTACAAACGGAACTAGCGGCACAAACGGAACATCAGGTACTTCACCATCACTAAACTCAATAAGTGGGAATACAGATATTTTGGGTGGAGTTGCAATGAGAACTATTTATACTAGAAATAATGTTATTACATATGGAGTTGGGTCAAGTGCTGATTTATTTAGTGGGGCAACAAATTTTGGCTCAAAAAATTTTACAACTCAATTTTTTACTGATAGTGTTAATTATATTTCAAAAATTATACATTTTAGGGTAACGGGTATATGGGGGTCTTTGGACAACTCACCTACTATTGAAATGGTTACAAAATTTGGTTCAGACACATTAATTAGTTATACTATCCTTGGTGCGTCTACCGCCCAAGCAAATAACCATCCATCCGAAATATTTGGTGAAATTGTTTTTAGTGGTGGTACAGCAATCGGTTGTTATTCTATTGGATGGTGTGACAATAATGGTGATTTTAAAAGATATGCACTTTCAGATGCGTCGACCCCCGTAACGGTTTCTGGTTTTACGGGAGGAGATTTTCAATTAATAATGAGTGGAGGAACAACTAACTCATTTACATCTTATTTAGGTTATATCCAAGTGTGGAATTAATTTTTAAAAAAATGTTTATTTGTATACTTTATTTGATAATTTTTCTTTATGAAAATATTTGTTCAAATCGCATCTTATCGCGACCCCGAACTCTTACCAACAATTAGAGATTGTATTAATAAAGCAAAATATCCTGAAAATCTAACATTCGGTCTTTGTTGGCAAAGAGACGAAAATGAATCCTTAGAAGAGTTTCAAAAAGACGAAAGGTTCACAATTTTGGACTATCACTGGACCAAAAGTAAAGGTTTATGTTGGGCTAGAAGTCTTATTCAAAAACTATGGAAGGGTGAAGAATACACAATGCAATTAGACTCACATCACCGTTTTTTACAAGATTGGGATGTAGAATTAATTGAAATGATGAAATTAACTGGTGTTGAAAAACCAATAATTACCGCATACGCAGGTATGTATGAACCAAAAACTAATAAGTTATTAAACGAAGAACCATACAAGTGTGTTGCAAGAAAGTTTTCAGAGTATGGAACAATTTTCTTTTATCCTGAACAAATACCAAATTGGCAAAAATTAGAAAAACCTATACCTGCAAGATTTGTAAGCGGTCATTTCTTTTTTACATTAGGTAAACATTGTGATGAGTACAAGTACGACCCAAATATATATTTTGCAGGTGATGAAATAAGTCTATCTATTAGGTCTTATACTTTGGGTTATGATTTATTCCACCCCCATAAGACAGTTGTTTGGCATGAATATACAAGAATAGGTAGAACTAAACATTGGGATGATTTTAATGAAGAAAATGTAAAAAGTGGTCTAATTGAAAAAGAATGGCATGTAATCAATTCAGAAGGGTTGGTTAGATTAAGACATATGTTACAAGAAGAAGATAATAATATTGATTTAGGGGAATTTGGTTTAGGTGATGTAAGGTCTCATAGGGATTATGAGTTATATGCTGGTATTGATTTTAAAAAAAGAAGATTACACCCCGAAACATTAAAAGGGACTGACCCGCCAATTAACGACGACTCAAATTGGTTTGAAACAAAACTAAATAAATTCACATACAATATAGTTGTTCCAAGAATTGAAGCACCTGAAGATAATTATGATTTTTGGGCCGTTTCATTTTTAGATGAATTTGGTGGTGAAATATTTAGAGAAGATGCCTCTGAAGACGAATTAAAAACTTGTTATAGTGTTAAAAGTGACTACGTCCAAATTAAGAGAACCTTTATGGTTGATGATTCTGCTAAATCGTGGTCAATATGGTTACACCATAAAGAAAATGGGTGGATAAAACAAATAACAGGTGAAATATGAAAATAGGTGCATTTTATCAATCAGGGCATAAACTTGTTGCTTGTTATAAAGCGCTAGAACAGTTAAGAAAAATTTACCCAAACATTCCAGTTGCGTTATATGAAGATGGTTCTAAATTATTAGAGCCTGTTGCAAAAAAATTTAATTGTGACTATACTTGGATTGAACAACAAGGAATTAATAATCCTCATTCGGGTAGGGTTTTTTTAGGTGAAAATGGACCTTTGGATTGGTTAAAAAGAATTTATGATGCTTGTGTGACAACATTAAAAGACGTTGATTGGGTAATACATTATGAAGATGATGTTTGGTGTAAATGTGAAATAACAAAACCACCGACTTTTGATATTGCGGGAGCAAACGGACCTATGTATACTCCTGAACTTTACAAATATTTGAAAAACAAATTCAATATAACAGACGAATCACGACATTATTGGAGTGAGATTGGCTCATTAGAAGGTTATGGTGCGTGTGGAGGGGCAATATTCAATCGTAAAAAATTTATTGAAATATATAATAATTTAAACGAGGTTCCTTGGGGTGAAATATATCAGTTGGATTCAAGACCAATCGAGTGGTGTGATGCGACACTTTCATTTCTTTTTCAATTTTTTGGTTATACAAGTGGTGTTTGGAATGATTGGGCAGAATACGATTCAAAAAATAAAGGAAATTGGTGGGATAAAAGTGGTTGGTCAATACCTATGGAAGAACAGCCCGATGTTGCTTTTATTCACGCATATAAACACTTTTATAACTATCTTCCTGAAGAAACGGACCTTGAGTTGTAAATAAAATAAACATAAGCTTATTTATATTATAAAGTTAATTTTTTAATGGCGAATATACTCTTACAAAGTTGTTGTTATCCCGGATTACAATATTATACGGACCAATCAAATTGGACCGGTGCAACATCGGCTGTTACAACAGTTTTTAGTGTCACTTATGATAGTGTTGTTGTTAATGGATGTTATACTATAGTATCTGCATTCACTTCAGGATTCACTGCAACAAGTATTGTACCTAACGGAATATACACCCAACAACTATCAGGTTGCTCATCATCATTTTGCGCAACGGGAGAATGTTGTTCAAATGTGTATTGTGTTCAAATTAACGATGTAAATTTTTCAGCATATAGTGGTAGTTATGTTGTGGCGGGAAGTTATAATACTTTACCGTTTTTTACAGGTGGAACACAACCGGGATACATTTATAAAGGACCTACAAAATGGTGTTTAGGTACAGCACCTGGAACAGGTTGTTATTTCTTTGGACAAGACCCAACATTATCAACTTGTCCAAATTTATATACGGATTTATTTTACGCAGGTTCTTGTGTTACTCCAACGCCAACACCAACACCTGTTTGTGATATATTTGATTTTGAAGTTGATGTGTTATGTGTATCACCAACCCCAACTCCAACACCCACACCAACTCCAACACCCACACCAACTCCGACACCATCACCAACACCCGATATATGTTCAGGGTTTACCGTTGATATTACAGTTAGTGGAACAACTCCTACACCAACTCCAACTCCTACACCAACTCCAACACCGACACCAACAATTAATTTAACGGGTGAAACTGTAACATTTACAATTGATGATGGAAACTTTGTATGTTTTAGAGTTAAAGAGTTAAGAGATTGTAATGAAAACGTCACTTATTATGTTTCAGGTTCTTTAGATATATCAGGAACACCAATAACAACAGGTCAGACGTTCTTGGGTGTCATTAACGACCAATTAAAATGTGCAACTTACATACAAGATACAACTGCTAGTCCAAACGCGACAGTTAAACTTGTTGTTTCAGCGTACACAGGATGTACTGTTTGTCCAGCGCCAACTCCGACACCTACACCAACTCCGACACCAACTCCGACACCTACACCTACGCCGACACCTACACCAACATATGCCCCTGGTACTTACTTTGTGTTCACATCTTGTACGACAACATCTATGATTACACAAACAGCATATCCACCAACAAATCTAGACCCAGGAGAAGTAATTAGGGATTATTCCGGAAATTGTTATAGTTATGTAGGATACTTTATAAATTATGTTCCACCTTCAGGTTATATTGTGGTAAATGAAGATAGATTTACGGCGACAACAGCAACAACATATGTTGACTGCACAGAATGTTTACAAGTTGAACCACTCGTTGGTACATTTAATACTTGGATAGGTAATGGTGCATATTCAGTTAATTGTCCAGGATGTCAATTAACAAACTTTGGAGTTCAAACAATATTCTATACCCACCCTTCAATTAATCAAATACAAACAGGTGTTACAGTTTATAGTAATTCATCATTATTATATCCTTTGACGATTGATTATATAAGATACGGAAATAAAATTTATAGTGTTGATAATAGTGGTGTAATCACTGAGTTCTGCACAGTTAATGGAGTTTGTTAAAAATGGCAACAATAGTAACACTTAACACAATTATATCAGGAACAAGTCCATACGACGTGTGGGTTTGCGATGAATGTGGTATATATGGTACTTGTCAATATATTGCAACAATTACTACCGTACCATATTCATTTACCTTACCTGTTTCCTTTGAATCAATGAACAGTTATGTTATTAAAATAATAGATGCAAATGGATGTGAATTCTGTTCAGATAGTTTTTGCACATATAAACAATTTGAAAATTTAATATGTTTTGAATTCCAAGACGGAATACCATACGACTTTCAATAAACTATGATATATATAAAATAAAAAATGGCAACTTTAACATCAAGGACATTCGCCACAGGGGCTTCACTTAATGACCTTATACATATTGTAATAACAGGTGATACATCACAAAGTGCTAGTGGTTCATCATATAAAGCATCACTAAGTCAGTTGGTACCTTTATTTGGGGGTTCACCTGATGTATATTTAACAGGTGGAACTGCAGTTTCTTCAGGAGGTACATTAACTTTTACCAATAGTACTGGCGGAACTTTTACCGTTTCAGGTCTTACAACACCATTTACAGGTGGTTCGGGAAATTGTATTACAAGTTTTTACACTGAAAATATTCATGCTTGTTCAAACGAAATAACAGTACATAATAGAGTTCAATCCACAGGTTCTGATGCTCAAGGGACTTTATCTTTTGCGTTTGGTAATAATACACAAGCGTTAAGTAATTACACACACGCTGAAGGTTCAGGTACAATCGCGTCAGGAATTACTTCACACGCTGAAGGTGAAAACACACTTGCATTTGGAAATGCATCTCACGCTGAAGGTAAGACTACAATTGCAATAGGTACTTATTCACACGCTGAAGGTTATAGAACTTTGGCCGGTACAAACAAAGGATATTTAGCAACAGGATTGACTGCTGGAGTTATTTACCTTTCAAGTTCTTATGGTGACATCACAACAGAATATACTTCAGATGATTATGTGTATATAAATGATGTGTCATATGCAAATACTTTAACTGAAACCTATAGAAAAGTATCAGGAGCAACTTTTAACGGAAGTCAAACAATAATTTATTTGTACGATATTTCAACAAGTACTAGTTCATTTGCGGTTGTTGGAAATACTGCGCCTGTTTCTACTTGGAATGGTAACCAAAACGTTGGTGGATTCATTTCTAACGCTAAAGGTAGCAGTGCTGCAGCCTTGGGAGATTTTTCAATGGCTATAAATGAAACTAATAACGCATTAAGTAAATCTACTTTTGCACAAGGAAAATCCAACACCGTATTTGGCATCAATTCTTGTGTTTTTAATAATAATAATTATGTGGTCGGAACAAGTTCAGTTTCTTTTGGGGACTCTAACAAAATAGAAGGGAATAATTCATTTATTATTGGGGTAGCAAATCAAATTAACTCAGACAAAGCTTTTGCGGGGGGAAATGACAACATAAATAACGGGGAATTATCTTTTGTTTATAGTAAACAATCTACAATTAATAATTCACAAGGTGCGATATTAGGAGGTATTTCTAATTTAATTCAGAGTGGTGATACGGATAACTCAACAATTTTAGGAGGAAAATATAATACCATCACGGGTTCTGGACCTTCAGCTCCAGTTTATGATTCTGCAATTATTGGTGGTTCAGGAAATACGGTAAATACATTTCGTTCAGTTATTTTAGGAGGGACTGGTATTACTGCAACATTATCAAATACAGTATATGTTCCAAACATTGTTTTGGCTTATTCAGGTACACCAACAAGTAGTTTAGACACATTAGGAGAACCCGGTTCTTTACGATGGGACAATAGTTATTTTTACTATAAAGACAACACAGGTTGGAAAAGAATAAGCGGAGCAACTTGGTAATATGGGACTTTTAAGTGGAAATAGTTGTAATATAATAACACTTCTACCATTGGGGTTAGATTGTGATAGTATTAATGCGTCAACACCTGATTCTACAAATGGTCTTATAACTCTTTATGTTACAGGAGGAACACCACCATATAATATTTCTTGGAGCAACGGAGCTCAAGGTTCTTTAATAACAAACTTACTACCTGGTGATTATACCGCAACGGTTATTGATTATTATGGTGATTTTACAGGAAGAACAACTTGTAGTGTTGACTATGATAGTTTTTATTTGGAACAATTTGAGGATTGTCAAAATTCAGGAAACTTTGTTTATTATGTTGCCGATTTACCATCTAAGTTTGTTGATGGTAAAGTTTATAGTTTAACAACACAAACGGGTTGTTGGACACATAGTGGTCAAACACTTTATACGGGACAATCCTATGTAAATAATTTTGCAGTAATTTCTACAGGGCCATTTGATACTTGTTCAGATTGTTTACCACCACCAGTACCTACACCGGTTTACCCACAAAATTTATGTTTTGAATATACTCCTTCATTAAACAACACATATCTAACCACATACACAAGCGGTTCAACAATTAATGGATACCCATCTTGGACAAGTTCAACAACAACAATGTACTACAACACAGGAAATACAAGATGGGAAATAAGTGGATGGACTAATCCTGGTGTACCCGCACTACTTCAACCAACAACACCACCAACAGGAAATTGGTCATTGTTAGGGACTTATCAAGGAACCGTATTAGTTAGTACAGGAGTTTGCACAACACCACCACTTACATTATCTGTTGTAACAACCCAACCAACTTGCTCAAATACAAGTAATGGAGTGTTAAATGTGACAGGATATGGTGGGGTCCCTTCTTACACTTATTCAATAAATGGGGTTAATTACCAAGCGTCAAATGTCTTTTTAGGTTTAGTTGCTGGAAATTATACAGTTCATATTAAAGATACCAATAATACTGTTACAACACAATCAGTAACTCTAACACCACAAAGTGCATTTACTAATTATGTTTTAAATTTAAGTTTGACACCTTTAGCTAATCAAGTGAATGTTGGGACTACCGTAACAAAAACTTGGTACTATCAAATTAATGTAAGTCCTACATTACCTGCTGGTAAAACTGTAAACTTTACAATTAATACTGCCGTTGGATTTACAGGTAAAACATTCGCATCAAACGTTCCTGTAATTACAAATTCAATAACCGCAACAACTGTTGGTAGTGCAACACTTAGTTCACCTGTTAATTCAATTGTCACATCAACAGGATTAAGTAGACCTTCTTGTGCTTCATCTTATATAAACTTTAGTTCTTACACAAATACTTATACTGCGACAATATCTTCAGGTGGACTTATAAACGGAACAATTACCCAATTTATTAACACACCAACTATAGAATTTAGAGGATGTCAATTAGAAGGGTATATATTGGATTCAGTTTCAATTACAAATGTTACTATAACACCATCAACCTGTAGTGGTATAAGTGTTAACGGTTCACCTAAAACTATGCCTTTACAAAAAATAGGTTTTTCTTAAAATAAATTTATAAAAAAATATATTTATAAAATATGTCATATATAATCAAAAATACCTCAGCGTTAATTAACACCATAATCACTGACGCAGCAAGAAAAAAGATATCGCAAGGTAAATTTGATATTTCTTATTTTGAGGTAGGAGATAGTGAAGTTTGTTATAACTGTACAAGTAATACAGATTATGTACAACTTAATGTTTTAATGCCTCAATACAACGCACAAAATTTAGCTCCAATTCCTGAAAAAAATAGAATGCAAGTTAAATACCCGTTATTTGTGGACTCAACATCAGGAAGTACTTTAGGTGTTCCATTTGATGCGTCTTACATAGATAATGTTTTTAATAGTGCAGCTCCTCGTGGTTTTTTCACAGGGTCAACTGGCTCACCCGTTGTTTTTAGTGCATACACCTCAACAGCCTATACAATTAATCCAAATTTTATTGTTTCAAATTCGGCGGTAACCTCGGGAGATGTATTAACATTAACATATTCAAGTATTGACCCAACGGTATCAGGTACAGTTACAAATGGAATGTTTTTATTTTTATTTGGAACGGATAACATACAACCATTTACAGGAGCGGCGCCGATATTTAGTTATGTTGTGGTTGGAGTAACAGGTGACACATCTACTGCGACAACCGTAAATATACAAGTTGATAGACAACTACCAAACTTTAGTGGAATGGGTTATACTGGTGACTCAAGAGTTGTTTTTTACCCATCAGGTATGACTGTTATTTATGATTCTTTTACACCTGAACCTTATTGGCATCCGAATGTATTTAATTTTGAAACTAATTGTGATGTTTCACAAAATGATGTTAAAGTTTGGAATATGAACATTCCGTGGACAGAATCACCGGCTGGTATTTTTGATACGGTAAACCAAGACTTTAATCAATTCGCATCAACAGGATATACGGGTTCTAAAGAATATTTGGGTTACTATTCCGATAGTGGTCAAACAGATACTGACTCAGTTTATTTTTATAATTCATTTTCTGAAAAAATAACTCTAAAACCATCCGAACAAAAGGCCATTGCGATTGTACATTACACAAATCAAGCAATAGACAATTATTATGGTGAAAAGTTTGCAATGCAAGATTTTGACGCAAACAATCCGGGAAATACAGGTCAAGCAATAAACTTCAAACTTTCAATTCCGTGGTTAATGTGGCATAAAAATCCAAGTGGTACAACTGGTGAAGTATTATATACAGACCCATCAGGTTTTACTAGTTTAAATTTATTTACTCCACATTATATTGAGTCAAGAAAAAGTATAAACTTTAATGCTCCTGGTTTAAGATATTATCATCTTTGGGACACTCACGCAAATTCAAATGGTATCCCAAATAGAGTTGGTAAGGTTTTTCCTGATTTAAAAATTATTGTTTTTGATGATGATGAAATAGTTGCAGCATTAAATTACAAATCAAATAGAAGTTGGACTTTACCGGCACCTAAATTAGGTTTAGTAACACCAAATACATTTAGTGGCGTTTTAGGTGGAACTCAAGGATTGTTAACAGGAAATACTGAAACTTTGTTTTTAACATATAGATTTAATAACTCAGCATTTACAAATTCACTTCATTGTAATTACTACCAAACAATCACAGGAAACGACCAAAGTTTATTACCGGGCGCTTCTGACATCCTTGTTAGGTTTGGTAATGAGTTCCCATTTTTACAAGTACCTTCAGTTGGATTACCATCAGGATTTACGGCAAATGATATAAAGTTATTGGCTCAAAAAGTTACAACAGCAACAACAAGACCTGATGTAACGCAATGGAGAGAAATTGATGTCACATCACAGTTATCAGCAACAACGGTTGGTGGTTATCTAACTGTAACAGGTTTAACTGGAACAACTTTACAGTTGACAAAAAATATGTATGACACTGCACCAATATATGACCTTAATGATTATATAACATTACCTGTATTAAATCAAACGGGGGTTACATTAAACTTTGGTGGTGAATTCTTCTTTTTTGGTACAATTGAAACAGATATTCAAGCAACTATATATGTTATGAACTTCTTATGTAATTTAGGTCAAACACAATTCTTTGATTCTTCAAATCCAACTTGGGATGGTACGACACCACCTTATGTTACTGAAGTTGCACTTTACAATGCAGACAAAGAACTTATGGTTATTTCTAAGATACAATCACCTGAAAAAAGACAAGGTGTCCAACAGTATCCTATTAAGTACGATTTTTAATTTTATATGGGGACAAAATCAGATTTGAAGAACTCACCAAAAGTTCTTGGCTTAGACATATCAACTCGAACAATCGGGTGGTCTTTATTTGACATTCAATCAAAAGAGTTATTAGAATTAACACATTTTTCACCAGTGATAAAACCTAAACCTGAAGATAAAATCCAAGAGTTATTATTAAAGGTCGTTTCATTTGAAGAAAAACTTCAAAATTACAGAAACCTTGGTATTACTAAAGTAGTAATTGAGGAACCATTATTAAATTCAAACAATGTATGGACAGTTGGGATACTTTTAAGATATAATTCAATGATTACAAAATCAATTTATGATATTTTGGGTATTGTTCCAAACTACATTTCAACATACAATTCAAGAAAATATGCTTGGCCTGATTTAATACAAAAAAATGACAAAGATAAATTTGTATTGTTTGGTGGATTACCAAAAGATGCAGATAAAAAAGAAATTATTTGGAAAAAAGTTTCAGATAAAGAACCTCAAATCACTTGGCATTACACAAAGAATAACACTTTGAAAAAAGAATGTTTTGATATGGCGGATTCTTACACTTGTGTTCTTGGTTATATGAAAGAAAAAAAAATTTGGTAAAGATTGGTTTTTTTTGTATTTGTAAAGTATTTATAGTAAAATAACTAAAAAAAAATAATTATGAAAAGAATAGTAAGATTAACAGAATCAGATTTAACAAGAATTGTTAGAAGAATTGTTAACGAAAATACAAATATGCAAGCTGAAGTTGCTATAGAAAATTGTGACGAAAACAATGATATGGCAATGGAAAGATGTGTAGATAATTTATTTGCAGATATGACAGAAGAAGAAGCTGAAAACTACATAATGGAGTTATCAAGAAGAAAACCAAAATGGTTAAAAAAATTAGTTCAATGGTTTAGAAGAACGGGAAGAAAAATCAGAAGAGAAGTAAGAAGAACAAAAAAGTCAGACAAAATTGCTGCTGTTGGTGGTCTTGTTACTTTTGCAACTTTAGCTACTTTATTTATTAAAAACTTTCAATATATTGCAGATAAAATTCGACCTGATAGAGGGGGAATGAATTATTAAAAATATTTTAGTATGAAAAGAATAGTAAGATTAACAGAATCAGATTTAACAAGAATTGTTAGAAGAATTGTTTTAGAACAATCTAATCCTGGAATGATGGGAGGAAATGCGGGACCATTAACGGGACAATTGCAAGTTATAAATCCACGTAAAACTCTTGTTGAATTTGGAGACACAATTGATTTTAAGTTTACAGGAGTTAAAAATGCTGGGTCATTACCTATCACAATATACGATATTCAACCTATGAACGATAATATGAGAATTAGACCTGACAAACAATTACCTTTTGTAGTACAACCAGGTCAAACTTTTGGTTTTACGGCGACACAAAAATTAGTAAAAGGGGGAACTGCAACAGAAAATATGGACGTGAATGGTAGGGTTGATTATGAACAAAGAATAATGGTTAAAACTGACGGTAAGAAAAAAAATTATCAATTATTTTGTAGACAAGAATTGATTTTTTTTGATGGAAATAGGTAAATAAAATAAAATTAGAGTAACCCACCCCTCAAAGGTGGGTTTTTTTGTTAATTGACATTTACCCTATAATTCTTATCTTTAAAGGGTGGAAGCTGAAGAATTAATCATAGACCTTATAACAAACATTTTTGGAGAACCAAAGATGGTAAATGAAATTAGAGGACAAATTTCGGTAGATTGTCCTGTATGTTCACACGAGATAAAAGGAATGGATAAGACAGATGGAAAAGGTAATCTTGAAATCAATTATCAACAACACGTTTATAAATGCTGGGGTTGTTCTGAAACACACGGTACTCACGGACATTTAGGAAAACTTATTGATAAGTTTGGTTCAAAAAAAGATAAAAAAATCTATAAGTTAATCAGACCCGATGAGTTTGAAAAAAAAGAAAAGGTTTATAAAAAACTTGAACTACCAAAAGAATACAAAAAGTTTGATGAGGTCCACCCACTCCATATTCCAAGAAAAGAAGCCATAAATTACCTACATAAACGGGGAATTTCCGATTATATAATTGAAAAATATCAAATTGGTTTCTGTTTGGAAGGTGAATATGCAGGAAGAATAGTAGTCCCCTCGTTTGATAAAAAAGGAGAACTCAACTTTTTTGTATCAAGGTCTTGGAACCCACGAAGTAAATTAAAATACAAAAACCCCGAAGCATCAAAGGATTTTCTAATTTTTAATGAAAGTTTAATTGATTGGAAAAAAGACATATACTTGGTTGAGGGGGTGTTTGATAGTTTCTTTTTAGATAATTCTATTTGTTTATTAGGAAAGTTTTTAAATGACAATCTTTGGGAAAAATTATATACCAAAGCAAAAAAGAATATAATAGTTTGTTTGGATGGTGATGCTTACACTGACGCAAAAAACTTATATGATAAATTAAATGGTGGTGCACTTTACAATAGAGTAAAGTTAGTAAAACTACCAAAAGATAAAGATGTATGTGACCTTAGAGGTGACATTGAAAAATATTACGTAGAATTCAAATGATAGATTTAAAAAAAATAGCAAAAGAAATAAGAGAAATAATAACTCAAAAACAAAGTGAGTTTCAATTAACTTTTGAAGAAGATAAACATAGATATACTATGTTGGATATTAATGGTGAAGTAAGAGACGACTTTCCATCTGTATCAAAAGTTATGAAATTGTTTTATGATGAATTTCCATCAGAGGAAGTTGCAAGAAGAATGGCAAAAGGTGACCCATATTTGACTCATACCTATTTAGAAGAATGGAAACAAAGTGGTTTAATATCAACTAATATGGGAAGTAGAGTTCACTATGAGTTGGAATTGGAAACAATAAACAGATTCAAAATTGATAAGGAAGTTAGACAACCACTTTTTGAATGTGATTTGGAACTTGTTATGAAAGGGGATAAAATGATTAAGGGTGGTAAAAAGTTTTTATCACTTATGGAAGAAAGAGGTGCTGTATTACTTGATACGGAAATTGTTTTAGGTCATCCCGAACTTGGTTATACCGGTCAACCTGATAAGGTTTGGATTATGTTTAATAAACAAAAAACCGGTTTTGGGTTTGTGATTACAGATTGGAAAACAAATAAGGAAAAAAATATGGAGATTAATAATTTTACAAAACCTATGAAAAAACCATTTGAAAACCTTCCAAATAATGCTCTTGGACATTACAACACACAATTACCTTTTTATGGTAAATTACTTTTGAAAATGTTAGAAGGTAGTAAATATGAAAATACACCATTACTTGGAGGGGTAATTGTGCATTTAAAAGAAGATACTGAGTTTAAAGAATACCGCATTCCAAAAGAAGTTGTTGATATTATTTTAAAAATGGATATGACAAAGTATTTGACAAAAATAAATTAATAAATTATCTTTTAGTATGGAAAAAAATATTACACCACTATGGTACACAACAACAAGTTGGGACCATTTAATAAAATTTAAAATAAACGTTAATTATATAATCAAATGAAAATTTATATGACCAAAACTTATTCGGTTTTTGAATCCTATGGGCCGATTGAAATTAATTTGGAGGATTATCCAAACTTACAAGGAAAAAGTGAAGAAGAAATTCTTGAACATTTCAATCAAATAATGTATGAAGAAACCATTGAAGGTGGTTCTGAGTCTAATTTAGTGGATGAATTTACATTCAATACTGAAATGATAAAACAAAAATACTCCAACGAGGAAGAAGAAATTGTAAATTATTAAATTATGAGTGAAGAAATTATTAGACCCAAAATAGACTTACGACAGCAAGAAACCGTCAAGTGTGAAAAGTGTGAATCAACATACTTTAAAGAAATTACTTTATTAAAAAAAGTTTCAAAATTACTAACAGGTAGTCACGAAGATACGATTGTACCATTTCCAACATATATGTGTAATGATTGTGGTCACGTTAACAAAGACTTACAATTATTTGAAAAATGATAGAAATAGGAAAAATGACAGTATCACAAGCATATCCTCACCTTAAAACTGTGGCACTTGCTTATGGATTAAAATTAAACAGAGCAAAAGAATTTAAGTTCGCAAGAATTGTATTGGCAAACCTTTATTGTAGAGAATTATGTTAAGTTATAAAGAATTTTATATTTGGTTAGAAGGGTATTTAACCGGTAAACTTGAAAACAAACACATAGATATCACACCTATTGTGGAAAAAATGGGGGAAGTAAAAGATGAACCAAAGATTGGAATAACTGAACCATACCGCGTACCAATACCAATTAACCCTTTTCCAAAAAATGATGACCCATTCAAACCACCATACGAAATATACTGCGGAGATAAAACACAATTAAATGATTAAAAAACTAGTTCACTTTTCAGATTTACATATTCGTCTTTTCAAAGACCACGATTTGTATAGGTCAATTTTGGAAAACGCAATTGAACAATGGAAAGAATTGGGGCCCGATAGAATTATTTTTACCGGTGACCTTGTTCATTCTAAAAATCAAATGACACCTGAACTTATTGAAATGGTTAGATGGGTTTTAACTGAATGTTCGTTTATTTGTAAAACAATTATTATACCTGGAAACCATGATGCAATTTTAAATAATTTAGATAGATTGGATGCGTTATCACCAATTATCAATTCCTTGAATAGTAAGAATATTGTTTATTATAAAGATAGAGGTGTTTATGAGGACGACAATATTAGTTGGTGCGTATATTCGCAATTTCAAGGAAACATTCCACCAGATATTACAGATGCTAAAGGTGTGAGAATTGGTTTATTTCACGGACCAATACAAGGAATGAAAACTGATTTAGGGTTTGACTTTGGTGAAGAAGCATACGATGTTGAAAAGTTTGATGGTCTTGAAGTTGTCTTATGTGGAGATATTCACAAAAGACAAGAGTTCAAATTCAAAACAGGAAAAGGATATATGGTCGGTTCACCAATTCAACAGAACATTGGAGAAAGTATTGGAAGACATGGTTATGGAATTTATGATGTTAACACAAAAGAATATTCTTATGTCGATTTACCAAACCCTAAACCTTTTTTAAAATTTTCAATTAATTCATTTGAAGATATTGAAAATGGAACTGAAAAATTATTAAATATTTAATTAATAATATTCACACTTTTTAATTTATTAAGATATTTATATTATATGGGAAGATTGAAAATAAAAGATGAAGATAAAAAAACAAAAGTATCGGTTGCGCTTGAACCTGAATTATTAAAATTTTATCGTTCTTTACACATTAACTTGTCTTCATTAGTAAATAAACTTCTTAAAGATTATAAAAATGAAAAATACAAAGATTTGTAACATTTGTAATATTGAAAAAACCTTAAATGATTTTCATTTAAGAAAAGACTCAAAAGATGGTGTAAGAAATGAATGTAAAATTTGCACAAGAATTAGAATTAATTCTTACAGAAAAATAAATAAAGAAAAAATTAACAATTGGAACAAAGAAACGTATTTCAGAAATCTTAAAAAACACAAAGAGACTAAGAAAAAATACAGAGAAAAAACTAAAGACGAACAAAAAATACGAGCTAAAAAATATCGAGAAAATAATAAAGAAAAAATTAATAATTACGCTAAAGAGAGAAAAAAATATGACGATGTTTTTAAAATAAGGTGTAATGTTAGAAGTAGGATTAAGAATTTTTTAAAAAGTAAAAACATAACAAAAAGTAACTCAACATTTGACATAGTTGGGTGTGAACCAATTAAATTAAAAGAACACCTTGAAAAACAATTCAAAGAAGGGATGAGTTGGGAAAACTATGGTCTAAATGGGTGGCACATTGACCATATTATTCCACTCATAAGTGGTAAAACACAAGATGAAATATATGACTTATGTCATTATACGAATTTACAACCTTTATGGTGGTTTGAAAATTTAGAAAAAAGATATTGAAAATGGAACAGAAAAACTCCAAAATATTTAGTAAGGAAATATTTCAGACGGTTTTTGCATTTTGTGAAGATGAAAATATAAAAGATATTGACAACTTCATGTATCTATGTTTTAAACAAGGGTTCGATATTAAAAGATATGGACTTTTGGGAAAAACACTTAATGATAGTGAAAAAGACTTAAAAACGAGTAGTATTGAAGAAAAACAGGTAATAAAGGAGTTAATTGTTGAAAAACGAGTGGAAATTCCTGTTGAAGTGATAAAAGAGGTGGAGAAAATTGTTGAGGTCATTAAAGAAGTTGAAAAGATTGTTGAAGTTCCAGTAGAAAAAGTTGTCACAAAAATTGAATATATAAGTGACAAAAGTGGTGAAAATGAACTGTTGTTAAAAATACAACAGTTGGAAAACGAAATGTCTAAAAAAAATGAAGAATTAGACAAACTTAGACAAAGTTTAGACATTTCTAAACAAAATGTGGGGGATGATAAAGTTGCTCTTTTTCAACAAACAATTCAAAAATTGAATGAAGAGATAAGAGAATTAAAAAATAAAAATAAAGAATTAGAAAAAAAGTTATCAGAACAATCAAAGAATAATAGTTTTATAAATGCTAGATTTCATGGTAGTTCTAATCTAAACAGTTAAAAAATAAAAAATATGAGTATTGTAGTTTGGTTTATTTTAAGTTATGGTTTGATGAACATAATGGTTTATGGTTCAATCTTTCAAGGATTAAGGAATTTTTTCCATAAATGGGGTGAAAACAAATATACACCTTTAAGTTCTTTAGGTGAATTTATTTCAGGAATATTATCTTGCCCTATGTGTTTTTCAACTTGGGGAGGGTTTGTATTATCCCTGTTGATTTATTCACCAACAAATGTTATGTTTAACACACCCTTATGGTGTTCTTGGTTTTTTGACGGAATACTATCATCAGGGGCCGTTTGGGCAATCAATGCAATTGTTGAGTGGTATGAACAAAACAGACCTAGTAATCAATAAAATAATTAAATAATATAAAAATGGGAAAAGCGGCAAAAGCACATAAAGCAAAAGTTCAAAAAAGAAACAACAGAGTAAAACACGAAGAAAACATTTTAAAGAAAAAATGGAATGAAATGTTTGAAAAAAAGATGGAGGAATTAAAAGAAAGTTTTTCCGAAATTAGCGGAGATACTGAATCAAATGATTTAAATGAAGATTTAGATACTACACTACCTGATGGTTCAAAAATTGAAGTTGCTGGATTTCACAATGTAACCGAAAACGACTAAATAAAAAATGGATTTATTTAATCCACCAAAACATTTCAACTATAAAATTATGATTAAGGACCTTGATTTTTCAAAGTTTATAAATCCAACTATTCAAGTTGTTTGGGAAGATTTACCAGAAAACTTTACGCAAGATAAAATAAAGTCGGTTAAACATTACTTTTCTAAAAAGTATAACACCACTAATGTTAATGTCTTAACTAAAGCAAAAACAACAAATACGGAGGAAACTCAAAGTGTTGATGTGTCGGTAAACATAACTGATACAAACTACCAACTTGGTTTGATTAAACAATTCTTGGAAAACAGAGGTCTTTTTTCTAATTTAGATGATGTATTAACAATTAATAGAATAGTTGAAAACAAAATAATAGAAAAACAAGAAGAGACCACACAATTCAAAAAGTGGTATATTAAAAACATTGAGTTTTCAAACTTTTTATCTTACGGAGAAAATCAAAAATTAGATTTTGAAAAACTTAATGGTATTGTAGTTGTTGAGTCAGACCCACCTAACTTTGGCGGGAAAACCGTTTTATCTGTGGACCTTTTAATGTTTTTGTTCTTTAATGAAACAACAAAAACAACAAAGGCTGAAGAAATATTTAACAGGTTTACAACAAAAGATAAAGTACACGTTAAAGGTGAAGTTTCAATAGATGGTGAGGATTACGTTATAGTTAGGAACATTGAACGTAAAATGTCTAAGAAAGGTGAATGGAATGTAAAAACTGAGTTAGATTTCTTTAAAAAACTTTCAGATGGGAGTTTACAAAACTTTACAGGAGAACAAAGAAGAGAAACTGAAGCGTTCATCAAATCTTCTATTGGGACAAAAGAAGACTTCTTAATGACCATTCTTACAACAGCATCAAACCTTGAGGAATTATTGGAAGCAAAACCAACGGCGAGAGGTCAGGTCCTTTCAAGATTTATGGGATTAGAATTTCTAAAGAAAAAAGAAGAAGTTGCAAAAGAAGTTTACGGGGATTTTTCTAAATCAAAAATGTCAAACGTTTATTCTTCACAACAATTAAAAGATGATATTTTATTAAGTGAAGAAAAAATTAAAGAAATCAAAACTCAAATTGAAGAAAAAGTTTCAGAACTACAAAATGTTGAAGACGCGATTGTAAAAGGTAAAACTTATCGTGACGACATGTTAAAGAAAAAACATTCTAATATTGATAAAGAACTATTACTTTTAAATCCAACAAAAACTCAAGAAGAAATCAATGCAATTGATTTTGAAAAGAAGGGTTATATTTCTAAAATCAACGAACTTAAAGTTGTTGAACCAAGTGAGTTTTATCACGAGGATAAACACGATGAGGTTAAAGAACAATACAACGAGGTTTATAAAGAAGTAGTTCATATTGATACAGAAATTGCATCAATTAACAAGTTGAAGTCTGAAGTAGAAGGAGGCATCAAGTGTGAACATTGTGGAATTGAATTAATGAATGCCGCAATTACAAATGCTAAAATTGCAGAGTTAGATGGACTTATCGTGCACAAAACCACAAAAACGACACTTATGCAGGATTTATCCCGCAAAGAACAAAGTTTTGTTCAGTTAAAAAAAGAGTTTGATGAATATGAAAAAAACAAACTTATAAAAGAAAAGTATGAAGTAAGTGTTGAGTCTTGTGATTTAAAAATTGAAAACCTAAAACAAAAAATCAAAAGTTGGGAAGAAATTCAAGATAAAATTCAAGAAAATCAAAAAATTGAATCTATGTTAATAAAAGCCGATTTAAGATTAGATGAACTTGAAATTCAAAAAAGTAATATTAATAACACAATATCCAACAATAAGTTTAGTATCACCACTATTGACGAAAAAATAGAAAACAACAAAAAGTTGATAATAAGGATTAAAGAAGAGGAAGAAAAAGAAAAAATATACAAAATATATTTGGAACTATTTGGTAAAAATGGCATTTCTAAAATGATAATGAAAACTATGATGCCACTCATCAACTCAGAACTTCAAAGATTAATGGAAGATAGTTCATACTTTAAACTTGAAATTAGAATTTCAGACAAAAATGAGGTAGAGTTTATGATGATTGATAATGGAACAGGAATTGAAAAACTAATGGTTTCTGGTTCAGGATTTGAAAGAACAATTGCGGCCCTTGCTCTTCGTTCAGTGTTAAGTAAGATATGTAGTTTACCCAAACCCAACGTAATTGTGTTTGATGAGGTATTCGGTAAAATCAGTAATGACAACTTGGAAATGGTTGCTGAGTTCTTCATTAAGATTAAAGAATACTTTGATAAAATCTTCGTTATAAGTCACAATCCGCTCGTGAATCAATGGAATGATAGTGTTGTGAAAATAAAAAAAGAAAATAATGTGTCAAAAGTTTTGTAAATGGACTTAGTTTAATTAAGTTTGTAGAACAATTAGAAACCACACCAAAAGATATTTATGAGAAAGAAGAAAACAGAAATGGAGTCAGAAGGAAAACAATATATGTTATTTATGTTTGGTGATTTTGCAGACAACGAAACCTTCGTAAATGACGTATCATATCAATTAATTACCGTTGTGAGCTCCAAATTTATGAAGTTCAACTATGGTGAGTTTGGTATGGTTATTAACTTTAGAACCAAAGAAACATTTCAAGATTTGAAAGAGTATGTTGATATGTGTATGAATGAAATTGTTGAGCAATATTTTTTAATGGAAGTGACATCAAACATTGACATTAAAATGGAACAAAAATTGAAGAGAGATTTTTTAAATATAGACGGAGTAAAAAAACCAACAAAAACTAAAGGAGTAAGTAAAGATGATTTAACAGAAGAAAAAAAGAAAAGAATAAGTGGGATGATGGAATTTATTTTTCCATTAACAGAAGGTGAAATTAAATTCCCATTTAACAGAGAAGAAAAAAAAGAGAAACCGACTGTGGACCAAATTTTGGATAAAATATCAGAAGAAGGGATAGAGTCATTAACAGAGGAAGAAAAACAAATATTAGACAATTATGGAAAAAGAGAAGACCGAGGAAATTAAATCAACAAACCCAATTAACCAAGACGAAATTCAACTGTACTTAAAAGACATCCGAAAATTAAAAGTAATGACACCTGAAAGGGAAAAGATACTTTCAAAAAAAATTACAGATGGGGATTGTACAGAAAGAGAAAAAGAACTTATCTATAAAGAACTTTTGGAAGGTAATTTACGTTTTGTTATTACCGTTGCAAAACAATATCAAAATCAAGGAATTGATTTATCTGATTTGATTGCTGAAGGTAATTATGGGCTATTAAAGGCAATCAAGAATTTTGATTGGACCAAAAATAACCGTTTCATTTCATATGCGGTTTGGTGGATTAAACAATCAATTCTACAATCTTTAAATGATAACTCAAGAACAATTAGACTCCCGGTCAATGTTGTTCAGGATATGCACAAAGAGAAAAAAGAATTGGAAAAAACAAATGGTGAATTATCTGCTAAATTTGCATCCCTTCCAAAGATTGTTGATTTGGACATGCATATTAACGAAGATGGTGATACTTTGATTGATGTAATTAAAAATGATGGAGCGTCATTACCTGATGAAGTATTTTCAACACAAGATACCTTGAAACAAAAAATGAATGAAATAATGTCAGTTTTGGATTCAAGAGAAAAGGTAATTGTTGAAGATTATTACGGTATTTCAGGAACACCAAGAACTTTGGAAGATATTGGCTCGGATTTTAATCTAACAAAAGAAAGAGTTAGACAAATCAAAGAAAAAGCTCTTCGTAAACTTAGAAATGAATGTTCAGATTTATTTGAATATTTATGATAAAAAGTTTGGCAGATGTCAACTTTTATATTATCTTTGTATCACAAACGACGAGATATATCCTCAAGTTTGTCGGGAAGCTTACTTCTGGGGTCGTAAGTCGTCGGGACACCGCGGTTAGTGTGTCGGGTTTAAAATCCTCAAGTCGTACTGAAAAATTAAAGGGTGAGTTTTTTCTCACCCTTTTTGTATTTATATAGTATGAAACTATTACTTACATTAAAGAATATTATTTTAAACGAGGAAAATAATAAACCTAGAGGTACTACAATATTTTCTACAATTTCAAACGATAGGCTTATACAGTTGAAATCGACTTATCATCAAAGAAATGAAAGACATGGAAATGAAACATATAAAGACATAGTTGATAAATACAACGATTTTTTATATACCAATAAATCGAAGTTTAGACAACCACCAAGATTTGCGGTTCCTGATACAATGATTAAAAATTTTTTCAGTGATAATGTTGACAAAATATATGGAGCATTTGAGAACGAACAACCAAAAAATAACAAAATCATTTTTGTTCACAAAAGAAAAAACAATGAAGATGAAGAAAACTTTGATTATATTGAAGTTTTATTACATAAAGATGGTAATTTTTTTAATATCATCACTTCAGCCTTTTCTAAAGATGGTCAATTTTTGAAAACTAAAAGACAAGAAGATAATGCAGAAAGAGTGAGAGTTGAACAAAAAAGTATTGATAATTATATTGTGATACATATCTAAAATATGGGTTGAACCGAGATTACCCACACAACTCGGCGGAATGGGACACGAAGCTCCTTGGGTGAAAATCCTCAATTCTACATAAATGATAGAATGAAACCACACTACTCCCACGGTACCAATGGGGGTTTTTATTTATCTTTAGTATTTATCTATTATAGTTGATGTTATGAAAGATAAAATGTTACCTTGGTTTTTACTATTTTGTGCTATTGGATTATCAGGGACCGCTGCGTATTATAGTGTTGTTGGGTTATCAGTTGTTTTTATTGGTGTTGCCATTCCTGTGATTATTATGGGGTCATTTTTGGAATTATCTAAAATTGCAATTGCCACTTATCTTCACGACAATTGGAAAGAAACTTATGGGGGTTTAAAAATATATATGACAATAGCTCTTATAACCTTATCAATTATCACATCTTTAGGAATTTATGGACTTTTAAGTACGGGGTTTTCTTCAAACATTGCAAAATTAGAAATCAATAATAAAAAGATTAAAAACATTGAGGTAAAAAAAGAAAGGTTTGAAGAAATAAAAAAAGAACACCAAACCGAAAAGTCAGTATTAGATAAAGACATTACAAATTTAAGAAACGCACTATCAACAAACACAACCACCCAATCTATTGATAGAACATCAGGACAAGTTATTACAAGCGCTAACACAGGTAATAGAAGAGCGTTTGAGGACCAATTAAAAGTTGCCCAACAAAATAGGGACATATTGTCAAAGAAAATAGAATCATTAAATGACAGTATTACAAAGTTGGATATAGATGTGTTAAATTTAGAATCTGAAGAAATATCAGGTAACGAACTTGGAACAATTAAATATATGAGTGAGTTATTAGATTGGGATATTAAAAAAACGGCAAATCTGTTCATTCTAATTTTAATCTTTGTGTTTGACCCATTGGCAATAACGTTAGTAATTGCAACAAATCAAGCGTTTAAAGCAAAAAGAAAAGAAGAGGATACCCCCCAAGTTACCCCCCAAGTTAAAGAAGAAACACATCAAGTTCAAGAGGATATAAATGACCCTTTTGAAGAACACATAGACTTTATGGACGAAGACATCTACGAAGATGACTACGATGAAAATATTGATTATTTATATGAAAATGTTTACGAAACAAATGAAGAATCAATAGAAAATGATGAAATCATTAATGAAGATGACATTTATGGTATTGTTGATGAATATGAACCAGATACCGTTGAAAATAAAATTATAGTTGAAGAAGTTATTGAACAACCCAAAAAAGATGTTGAAACTGAAACCATACAAGAAGTTATACAACCAATAGAACCTGTAATTAACAGAAGACTTTCATACACAAAAAATGATACAGGAAATTTCAAAATTAATAGAATATAAAGACCTGTCCAAAAACGACAAAAAAAGTCAAATTATATTGGCCGATACCAAAAGGCCTTACAAAAATTATATACAATCACTTATTAATAGATATAATAAAAACAATCCATATCTACCAAACTATGTTATTAACAAAAATGGTGAAATTTTTATGGTTTCAGAACCTAACAAATACTCAAAATATATGAGGGATGAAAGTTTGGATAAGAACTCAATAGTAATTGTATTGGAGAATCTTACTTGGTTAAAAAAAATACCAATAGAACAACACCACTTAAACTGGATAGGTGATATTTATAAAGAGAAAGTTTTTGAAAAAAAATGGAGGGAACAATTTTTTTGGGACAGCTATAGTCAAAAACAAATTGAAAGTTTGGTTTTATTAACACATGTGTTATGTGATGATTTTAACATTAAAAAACAAACAACGGGTACAAATGTTAAAATACCTGGTGTTGAAAACTTTAATGGAATTACAACTAAAAGTAATCACATATCAAACTGTAAGGATATAAACCCTTCTTTTGATTTTAAAAAATTTGAAAAATTATTAAACGAATATGAACCAATATGATGAAATAAAAATGTTGTTGAAAAAGTCTAGACTTTTGCAAGAACAAACAGGGCCTGTTAATTTGGCAAAAAGTATTGAAGACAATATTGAACAAGACCAAGAAATTGATGTTGATAAAGTCAAAAAAGATAAAAGTAAAACTTACAGAATTTCAGGTGGACTTTTAACTCTTCACGGAAAAGACAAAAAAGATTTGGAATTGACAAGTGATGAAAAACAGTCGTACCAAGAAACTATGGAAGAGTTTGTTAATGAAGTTTCAGACCTTTCTGACTTTGGAGTTTTAAATGTATATAGTAACTCTGTTCAGTGGAGTGGTAAAATTGTAGATGCCGACATTGAGTTTTTCTATTCAATTGGAGAAAACAACGGTGTTTATATAAATGGAGATATGATACAACTTGACGAACAACTAGTTGAATTGACAAATAAATTAAAATCATTTTTTGAAAAGTTTAAAAGCAAATGGGCTAAAATTATTTCAACAAGAAAGAAAACTAAATTTACAGAAGAGGAGTAATATGGAATATATAAAAAAATATTGGAAATGGATTGTTGGGATTATAGCTTCAATTTTAATTTTATATCTAATAGTTTATTTGGCAACACCAAAACCTCAAATGTCAGAACTTGACAAGTATAAAATAGACCAATTAAATAAAAAAATTGAAGAATTAAAAAACCTTCAAAAAAGTTTGAATGACTCACTTAATGTATATCAACAAAAAATAGATAAAATTGATGACAAAATATCTAACATTAAAGTTGAGAAAAAAGAGGTAAATAATTATTACACTCAGAAAAAAGAAGAAATAAAAAATGCAGACAAAAAACAAATAGATAGTCTGTTAAGAAAAAGATATAACTTTTAAATTATGAAAAAAATTATTTTACTCACCATAATATTGTTATTTAGTTTTGTTGGACTAACTCAAAAAATAAAACCAGTGGATACGTCAGAATTATGTATTCCTTATGGTGTTGCACAAAAAATGTTGTTAGACCTTAATGAATACGATAAACTAAAAGAACTATCTAAGTTGGATAAAGAAGAAATCAAACAATTAAATAATAAAATATATTTTTTAGATAAAACTATTGCAACTTGGAAAGAAAAAGATTCATTAAGTAGTGAAATAGTTAATAAAACTGAAGAAAAATTTAAAATCATTTCTGACCAAAACGATGATTTAAGAAAGGAAGTTAAAAAATTAAAAGTTAAAAATACAATGACACAAATTATTAGTGGTGTTCTTATTACAACATTAACTGTATTTAGCATAATGAAGTAATGGCACTTTCACAAACAGATAAAAAAGAAGTTGAAAGAATAGTAAAAAAAGAGATACAAAACTTTTTTAATTCAAGTACATTAAAACAGTTTGAAAATCAAATGATAGATTTAATCCAAAAAGAAATTAAAAAAGGAAAGTTAAGAGGGGATATAACTGAGTACATAGCAAAGGCTTTTACTGAATTTTACTTTGAACTTTATAGACAGAGAAGTATGTGGGGAGGAACAATTAAAAACTTAAAATTATAATAATGAGAAATATAAGCCCAGAAAAGTTAATAGAAAACGCACTTAAAGAAATCCTACAAGAAAAGTCATCAACGATAAGTAGACCTATATTTAGTTTATTTTCTAAAGATACGAAGGCAAAAAAAGAATATAAGAAAATTAAAAAAGAACCAAAAGAAGGAATGGGTGCAAGTTCCGCTGGAAGTTTTTCACCGGCTATAAATTTTAATGAAGAGGATGACGAAGCTCAAAAAATTGAAGCAACTGAAGCAACCGGTGCATCATCTTCAGGTTCCTTTGAAGGGGCATCTTTTTTGGCTAAAAACCTTAATAATTGGGGTCCATCCAAAAAAACACAACTACCTGGAGGTATGTTTGTAAAACCAAAAGAAAAATGTAAAACTTTTCCATATTGTAACCAAGGTGATATCAATTCATTGGATTTTAGTAAGACTGGTGATTTTGGTATGAAACTAACAAAAAAAACTCCAAAAAAGAAAAAATCAAAACTTAAAGAGGCAATTTTAAACGTGTCATATAAAACAGGTTTAACGGAAGAAGAAATATTAAAAATTCTTATTGATAATATTTAAGGTTTTTTTCTTCATACCTAATATTTATTAATATGGACGATTACATAAAAAATATCGCAAAAAAATTAATATCCGAAGAAATAGATAAAAGAATTTTTGATATTGAAAATAAAATATTTGAAAATAAAGATATGAAAAAACAAATGTGCTCAGAATGTGGGGGTAAAATGTACGAAGGAAGAATGTGTGAATGTGGAAACCGAGGATATGGTGAAATGATGGAATTGGGAGGTATGGAAGATGGACACCCAAGATTTGGTAATAAAAATTTATCAAGAATGTCAAGAAAAGAAAAAGACGATTTAATGGGTGATAGAACTTTTGAATTAAGTTTAGATAGAAAAGGTAATGATTTTGATAAAGATGATTTAAGGTTTAATGCTCCATCACATGACGACGATTATAAAGACCGAAGTATGTATAGTCCATACTATGGTGATGATGAGGAAGATGAAGATGATTTAAGGTTTAATGCTCCATCACATGACGACGATTATAAAGACCGAAGTATGTATAGTCCATACTATGGTGATGATGAGGAAGATGAAGATGATTTAAGAATTCCTGATGATATGCCATCATACAAAACTAAGTATCGTGAAAAACTAGATGAAGATGACTACGAAGGTTTTACGGATGGTAGAAGAAACATTGATAAAGCTAAACCATACGGAAAAATTACAGGTGCAGATTTTAAAGCTCTAAGGTCTATGAAAAAAGAAGTTGAAGAAACTTTATATGAATTAGATTTAGAAGAAGAAGATGTTGAAGAAGGTAATGCATTTTCAGGAGCATTATCCGCAGCACGTGAAAGAGGTGATAAAACTTTTAGAGTTGGTGGTAAAACATATCCTGTTGAAGAATCTTACATTACTGAAAAATGGAAAGGAGATGTTGAAGTAGAACAAACAGGTGAGTATGCCGATATGTCTGTTGAAGAAATAGAGTCCGCAATTAAAAAATTGAAGAAAAGAAACGCTGAATTAAAAAGGTTAGGTAAAAAAGTACCAAGTTCAAGTAGAGAAAAAATGGGACAACTTTATTTTGCTAAAAGAGCAAAAAAAGATTGGCCAGGTAAAGGTAAAGCTAAAGTTGAAGAATCAAGATTAATTTTTACAGAAAGTGAAATGATTAGTTTGATTGAATCAATAGTATTAGAAGAAAAAAGAAAAAAATTAACTAAAGCGGATACATACTTAAAATCTTCACTTGGACAATCAAAAAAACAAGAAGAGGATTATATTGATAGTGTTGTTAAAAAAATGAAAGATTATCTTAAAACAGGTTCTAAAGGTAAATACGAAATGTCACCCAAAGGATTTCCCAAAGGTAATGGAGAACTTGCTAAAATGGATAAAATGGCTTACGTACCATCTAAGGCTGTTGATGAGTATATTACAAACTTTACTGCAGCGGCTTTAGAAAATTTAGATTACGATTCTTTTGAACCAAATGAAGAGAGAGTTTCTAAATACCTTAAAGGGTCATCAGAAACAGGTAATAACCCTAAGTGGGCTAATGCTGTTGAAACTCCTGTAAATGATATGAGAGATAAAGTACGTAAAAATAATTATTTAGCTAAGTTAAAGAAAAAGGCATATAATAAATCTCCACAACCTGTGGTGTCTGACAAAAGTGGTTCTGAGTCAGGAGCTAATAAAATTATGATGAAATTAGAGTCAGTTAACGGTGGTGAAGTAATTAACGAAATGGAAAAAATGAAAAGTTTAATTGGATATAATAGAAAAACACAATAATTAAAATTCATTTTCATAAAAATTATATTATATTTTCCCCATGTCATTATCTAATAACATGGGGAATTTTTTTGATTGGTTAGCTAAACCAATGGAAAAAGAAGATATATTTGCTTGGTATTTAGCTAACAATATCATCCCTGAATATACTGAACTTTTTAGAGATTTTTGTTTTTCTTTTTACGGATTAATAAAAATTACATACTTGGGTGAAGAAAACAACAATTCATTAGAAACTAAAACAGGTATGACAGAACAACAAAAGAAAGAACATTTTGATTGGTGTCTTAACAAAACAATAGAAAGTTTTAAAAAAGAAAATATAGATTTTCAACTAAATCAAAAAGACGTTGTTTTTTTTGAAAGTTTTTTCTTTGATACCTTTTATAATCAAAAAGATGAAAAAATAAAAAAAACTGTTGATAAGTTTTTTAACCACATGTTTGATTTAGAAACTCCTAAAAGTAAATCTGATATTGAAATTTTTACAGAACTGTATAAGATGTTAGAAAGGTCTGTAAAATTGACACAATAATATTTACAAACACCTAATAGTATTTAAATTAAAAAAAATAAATGTATAAAAAAATATAAATGGAAACTTTAGAACAAATCAAGGCGTTAGTTGAAGAATTATCAGTTGACACCACAAAATTTTATAATGGAAACAAGTCTGCCGGTATTAGAGCCAGAAAAACTTGCCAACAATTAAAAAGTCTATCACAACAACTAAGAACTGAAATTTTAAATAACAATAAGGAAGAAAAAAATGATTAATTATCTATTACTTTTTGGTTTTATTTTCACTATATTATTACTACTACGTTTTATATTTAATTTTTCTAGGTCTGTTTTTTCTAACCCACCAGTACCTTATGAATTTGAAAAGTATGAACAATTATATTATGGTTTATCAATATCATATGTATTAACTTATTTAATTATGTTGTAATGATTTATAGTGAATTTATTAACAAAACGGGAAGTTATCTTAGGTCAGTAAGGATTTTAAAAAATTATGTGACATTCGATATGATTTTCCCATCAACGTGGTCTACGTTAAAAAAGGCACCAGAAGGATTAGAGATTTTACAAAATCAAGATAATGAATCTAGAACAATAACTTCTTTTGTTTGTGAAAATAACACATCCTTAATTGATATTGTAGAAAAAACAATTGATGCTGTAATATCCACAAATTTAGAAAGAGAAGAAAAAGAAAGACTTTTTAAGATGAAAGTGAATGAATTAAAAGGTATTTTTGAAAATGGGGATATTGATACCCTTAGAACTTTGAAATTTGATACTAACGAATTAACAACTTTAAATACTAATGGAACCAAACAAAAACTTACATCCGTTGTTGAGGGAAATGGAGTCGCTGAAGGAGGAAGTAAAAAAGTCCAACAAGATTAATGACGAACTTAAAAAAAAGTTTTCATCTGAAATCAAAATGTTTAAACCGTCAGAAATAAAGAATACCATATCTGAAACAAAAAAATTAACTTTATGGGAGAGAATCAAGCAAGCTTTAGGGATGACTTAGAAAAACTGGCTCAGGTTTCAGATTTAATTGAAAGTTCTTTTATAAAAAATGAAAAAGTTGAAGTAAAGGTGTCTTTGGATGAAGGCACCTTTTCTAATCTATTACAACACCTAATGATTAATCAAAACGAAAAAAAATGTGTAATTCAAATATCTAATTTGGAATTTACCTTTTTGAGAAAGTAGTTTTTTGTCTATATAGGTTTCTTTTATTGTAACCCTTTTCAACTAAAATATTATAAATCCATTTTCTTTGAGAAATTGATACATCTCTTACAATGATTGCATCATTTCTTGAGTTTTCATAAAAATGTTTTTCCAAGATGTCTAAAAACCTATGGGACTCTTCAATTTCTTTTAATGAAAAAAGATAAACATCTTCATTAATCTGAATACAAATTTTGTTGTTCAGTGAAAAAATGTTTTTGAGTTCATTACTTTTACAATACGAATTTATAAAATCTTCAAAAGTTATTTTATCTTTTTTTTGATAGTCGTATATTTTTTCTTCAATTTTAAATTTTTCTATTTTTAAAAAAACATAATCTTTATCTTGTAAATTTGCAACGTGGTTTCTACCTAAATCATCAACAAAATAAAGTGTATTTTGAACACTGGATTGGTTTGTTAAAAGACCAATATGATAATCAACCGGAGTTGCGTTTTCAATTTTTTTATCAAATAAGATTTTTTGATTTTTGTTAACCAATTCTTTAAAAGAATCTATCGCGTTTTTTTCTGTTAAATAACGTTTGATAATTTTTCTTTTTTTCTTATTCTTAAAAAGTACGACAATATAATTTGACATTATGAAAAACTATTATGAAATATTAGGTGTTTCTGAAACCGCAACACAAGAAGATATAAAAAAAACATATAAAAAATTAAGTAAGCAATACCATCCGGATGTAAACCCTGAAGGTGAAGAAAAGTTTAAAGAGATTTCTGAAGCGTATGACACTTTAGGGGATGACAAAAAAAGAGGTGACTACGATATGAAAAGGAGGAACCCATTTGGTGGTGGTGGCGATTTTGGATTTGGGTCTATTTTTGAGGAAATGATGGGACAATCCAAAAGGAAACCAAAACCGGCAGATAAAGTTATTGAAATTGTTATTAGTGCAGAAGAATCTTATAAAGGTGTTGAAAAAACAATAGAAGTTGATGTTAATAAATCTTGTAATAGTTGTAATGGAACTGGTGGTACTAAAAAAGTCTGTAGTAGATGTGCAGGTAGAGGGTTTACCGTCCAAACTGTAGGTACAGGATTTTTCAAAACACAAATACAAGCAACTTGTACGGATTGTAAAGGTGTTGGTGAATACTTAATAGATGCTTGTGGGTTTTGTTATGGAAACGGAGTGACATCTAACCACACAAAATTTAATGTCCAAATTCCCAAAAATGTTGATAATGGTGATTTTATGAGAATGAGGGGGATAGGTGACGAAATACCTGGATTAGGTAAAGGTGATTTAATTTTAAAGGTTGTTTGTATTAAACATAATAATTTTGAAAAATCTAACGCAGACTTGGTTTATTATTTAAAGTTGAATTTTAAAGACTTGTTATTAAATGGTGAAATAGAAATACCACATCCCGACGGTAATATTAAAATAAATCTACCTGATAATTTTGACACAGATAAACCTCTTAAATTGGTCGGTAAGGGTTATAAACTCAATAATGGGATTGGTAATCTGTACGTAAAGTTAAGTATTACAAATACCATAACACTTACAAACGAACAAAAAGAACAAATAGAAAATATCTTAAAATAAAGATATAATATTTTTAACCATTTCAACTGTTCCGTAAACTGCGGCAATTAACATATAAACCGCCAAGACTGTAATCCATTTTTGTGAACCTGACATGCCTTTTTTACATGCACTACATCCTACTTCTGTTGCTTTTTCTTTTTTCATACCTATAATTTAATTATCAGTTAGTTGAAAATAAATATTAAAAAAATGGACTTTATGAATTTTAAGAATTATATTTACTCAAATGCATTCACTTTTTTAGAAAGAAAATTAACAAAGTTTAAAGAAATTAAATAAATGGCACTAAGTTATATCGGAGGTAAATCCAAAATTTCATCATTCATCATACCTTATATTCCTAATGATATTGAAACATACGTTGAAAGTTTTAGCGGAATGTTTTGGGTTTTCCTTAAAATGGATTTAAAAAATTATCCTAATTTAAATAAAGTTGTATATAATGACTATAACCCTTTAAATTACAATCTATTTTATTGCATAAGGAACCCAAAAAGATTGTTAGAAGAATGTGAAAAATTAGTTGTTCAACAAAAAGGGATTACACCAACTAACCCAATATGTGAAGAACAATTTATCAACTTTCAGGCTGAATTATTCAATGAAAATTTCAACGTAGAGACTGGTGACTATAAAACTGCGGCAAAATATGCATACGTTTTAAGTCAAGTGTTCTCGGGGGCAAATCCTGAAAAATCCAAATTTATTGATTTAAAAGGTAAATATCACTCAAAATTCACATCATTTAAAAATAAATTAATGGATAGTAATTACATTGAACATTTTCTTAAAATTACTGATGTTGAAAATATGGATTTTGGAGATGTAATCACAAAATATGACTCACCTACGACATATTTTTATGTTGACCCGCCGTATTATATCGTTGGTGAAGGGAAATATTACTCAAATCACGATTTTGATAGACAAGACCACGAAAGACTTGCTAATGTATTACATAATGTTCAAGGTAAGTTTTCTTTATCGTATTATGATTTTGAATTATTACACCAATGGTTTCCTGAAGACCAATACACTTGGGTTAAAAAAGAGTTTGCTAAAGCGGCAGCGGCAAAGAAAGGTGAAAAACAAAACATGGGAGAAGAACTACTAATAATGAACTATTAATTATCGTTTTCTTTAAATCATAATATTTATATATAAAATAATTAAGATGGCTATTAGATTTACCAATATTTTAAGAGATATAATTCTTGAAAGTTCAAGATTTCAAGTTCTTTTTGACAAATACGTTAAACCAAAGGAAAGAGGGCAAAAAGGAATGATGCCTTTACAAGTATTATTTAAAATTATCGCAGGAGACCCCACATCAAAAATTCCTGATGGCATGACTGAAGATAATGTTACTGCTGAAAAAATGGAGAACGTTAAAATTGGTAAGTACACCCAATGGTTATTGAAAAACTTTGTATCACCAAAAATTGAATTTCAAAGTGGAGTTACCGACCCTAATAGTCCTGCGGTAAAACAAGCAATTAAGGAATGGCAAGATTTGTTTTTAGAAGATTTGTATAAAACAACTCAAGATTTGATGAAGTTTGAAAGAAACAAAAACAAATTACCACAAGAATATAGAGACATCAATAAACTAACACCACAGACACTTTACGACCAAGTAAAAGATTTTAGTTTAGAAAAAACCAAGGCATCTAAAGAAGAGAAAAAAGAAGCCTCACAAACATATTCACATCCAGGTGCCGATAATGTTACAAGACTTTCTAATTGGACAGTGGTAAAAATTACAAGAACTGATGATTTAGGTAAAGATGCCGCTTGTTTTTATGGTGGTTCCCACAACGAACCAATTAAAGGTGAAACAAGATGGTGTACATCTTCACCTGGTCTTAGTTATTGGAAATCTTATTTATCAAAAGGACCACTTTATGTTGTTATTCCAAATTCACCAACACCATTTAAAGGCTATGGTAAAGAAGTAGGTGACATATCAGGTTTACCTGCAAATAGATACCAATTCCATTTCCAAGACAAACAGTTTATGGACGCAGATGACAGGCAAATTGACCTTGTTGAGTTTTTAAAGAAAAATGAAGATTTGAAAACATATTTCAAACCTGAAATGATGGAAAATATTATGCAAGGTGTTGATAAAAACAAAGCCACTGTTGATTACCCAAGAGACCCAGCATCCAAATTTATGGCATTATACGGAACTGAAGAATTTATTAACAGTTTACCTAAAACCATTACAAGACTTGAAATTATAGCTAAAGGTGCAGAATTGAAATTCAAATTCCCACAAAGTATTGGTGAATTAACAAATCTTACGGCTATCCACTTAGTTGGTTGTGTTGTGTCGTTACCGGATTCAATTTGTAATCTTCAAAAACTACAATTCTTGTCTTTACCTGATAACCCAGAGTTACAAAGATTACCTGATTGTATTTCAGAATTACCAAGACTTTCTATTATTAATCTTAAAGGAAGTAATAAAGATGCGTTACCTGAAAGTTTACAAAACATTAGTGATGATTCACCATTACATATTTTCTTCTAAAAATTTTACATTTAAGAAGAGTTTTATTAACTTTGTCTTATGAGTAATGTTGATATTGAAATTTATATGACAAATCTTGTCAAGTTTTTTGACAAAAATCCCGAACAATTAAAAATACTTATTGGTGACAATGACAGCAATATTTTCTTTCAGAAAATAAGAAAAATTGTTGAAACAAATGAAAAGGATGAAAAGGAGTTAGCACCAACAAGAAAACAAATGATAGAAATTATTCTTGAAGTTCAAAAAAACGCAACCGTCAAAAAGTTAGACAAAATTGTGGGTACATTTATGGACCACCATATGGGTAAAATATCACTTAACTAATTTTTTTTATTTTAAAATTATATATACATTTGTAATTATGCTAAAAGTAGAAGGTAAAACATTTCATAAATTTCTTGAAATTAAATCATATAATACAAGAGTTTTCAAAAACTATTGTCCTGTAGAACCCGTAGAAAAAGTTGATAATTATGTCACAAAAAAAGAATTAAAATATTTTGATGATTACCAATCTTTTGATGAGGTAGATTATGAAAAAAACTATGGTAATTTAATGGCTGACTTATCCTTTCAGAGAAGAAGAATATTTGTTGAAGAAAGTGAAGATTCAATTTCCTTAAAGTCTCAAGTTTATACACGTTATAGGATTTTATCAAATAGATATTTTGTTGTTAGAAAACAGACTAACTTTTTGTCATTCAATTTTAAAACAAAAATGTTTTATCTTGGAACCTTTAATGGTAAAAACAAAAAGAAAATCGGAACCTCAATGAAAGTAAATCCGACTTGTAATAATATTTTTAATATAACATATGCGTTAAAAATTCACGAAACAGTTGACTCACAAAGTTACATATACTTTTTTTTAGGAAAAATTTGGGAAAAGTTAGAACTAAAAAATCCTCAAAACTTCAAAACAAATAACGTTTATTCATTTTATAGTTTAACAAAATACCTTATACAGGGAGTGAAGTTACCAAATGAATGGATTAAGTTTTCAGGTACTTTTGTTTCTCTTAAAGATTTAAGAAAAAACAATATGAACCTTGTAGACACATTTATGGGGGCATTAAAAATTAAAGGAAATAAAGCTAAAAAAATGCTGAATGAGATTAAACTTTTAAATTTTGAAAAAATGATATGCCTTTACCACCTTTTGGGTATTGATAGATTTAACAAACTAAATGAAAAAATTTTCAAAACAAATAACGAAATAAAATTAAACGAGGAAGAGTCACCATCTGATTGGTATCATCTAACACAACCACATCAGGACAATTATTTGTTTGAAGGTCTAGAACTAACGGATAAAGAAAAAGATAGGATTGTTCTGTTGTGTGAAAATATGGACAATTATTTGTATTCAACATTATGTGAGCATATTAATTTCAAAAGGAAATTAACAAAACTTGGAGAAAATGTAAAAATGAAATTCAACTCAATTCACGAATTCAATGTAGAACATGAAGAATGGAGTAGATTAATTCAGTCTTATAGAACGGGGGAAATTGAAAGATTTTACGGAAATATAGATGATTTAGAAAAACCAATAGAACATAAAGGTGAAACCTATTATCCAGTTTTATTGAAAACTTCTTGGGATTACGAAAAAGAATCACAACATCAAAAAAATTGTGTAAGAACATATGTTGAAAGGGCTGACAGCATAATTTTTTCAATTAGAAAAGATTCTAAAGATGGGGACGACAGAATTACTGTTGAGTATATATTCAGGAGTGATGAAGTATTGAATGTTCAAGAAAGAGCTAAATACAACTACCAACCATCATTAGAATTTTCAGAAGTTGCAAACATTCAATTGGCAAATATCAACCTACTTTATAAGTTAGGTACTTTAAAACTACCTAAAATGGTTAAAAAGTATAGAAACGGAAAAGTTGTTGAACAAGTTTCTACATTCAAAAGTTCTGAACATTTAGGGACAAGAATAGTTGCTTTAATGCCAAGATGGGAAAATGAAACAGAAGAATTTAGTACTTGGCAACATCAAATTTTAGATGAACAATATTTACAATTAGAAGGCAACAATTTTTTTGAAGATTTACTTCCTTAAATGACTTATTATTTTTTACTATGGAAAAAGAAGAATTTGTTCCAGAATATGTTTATGACATTTTTAAATCATTGTTTGAAAACAATTTGAGACCAAATTGTGTTAGAACAAAAAATATAACAAACGAAGGTTTAAATCAGTTAATAACTAAAGGAAATCTTATTTGGTCTAATTCGGTATATGATACAAAACATCAGTATATTGAAGGCACCATTAGGTGGAGTAAACATGAGATTTTAATTTTTTTCCAAAAAAATAAAAATGAAATGACCTATAAAATAAATATCTTGACAGATAACGTATCCAAAATAGATATTTTATTATTAGGTTTAAATAAATATTTTACAATAGATAGTATATGAAAGTAGTAATTTTATTTAGTATGAAAAGTTGTCCTCATTGTGTTCATATTAAAGAGTTGTTTGATGAACACAACATACCTTATGTGGATAGAGATATTTACGAATATGAAGAGGAGTATGGAGCGTTTGCTGAAGCTAAAAATAATGAATATGTTCCGGCACTTATGTTAATGACATTGGAAGAAAATAATGAAGATTATTCAAACGTTAAACTTTTAGCCCCTGATGACGACTACGAAGGCGTAACAGAGGCTTTAGAGTTGGTCCGTAAATATTTGTCAGAATAATATAAGTTCATTAATTAAATTAAGTTCTTTAGTTTTTGTTTCTAAATTTTCTTCAGTGAAAGTATTAAGTAATGAACCTGAATCAAATGGGAATACATCTAAAACTAAAGACTCTAACCATTCTGTTTTAACAATATGGTCATTATTTGATATTTTAAAAATAATATTTTCTGAATTAATATCTTTAAAATTTTCATCACTATACATACAAAATTTTAATTTATTAGATATTGATTTATTAAATAAATGATTTGATATGTAGTCACCTAAAAAATAATATAATTTTTCACTTCCAAAAGATAAACCATATTTTTTATCTGAACTGTATTCTATATTATCAAAATTATACTTAATTAACTTATATTCGGGATACTTTAAATTTAACTTTTCAACAAATAAGGACTCACTATTATTTGCTTGATAAAACATTATTTTATTTTTTAAATCTAACTTTAAGTTTACTTTGATTCCATTATTGAAAAATTCATCCACTAATAAACATAGTTCCTTTTGAATACTATCATAATTTTTATTGTAATTAAAATTAATGTTTAGTGGATTTACAACTAAAACATCCACAAATTTGATAATATCAATTACTTTGATAGTTTCATACATCTTATCATTAAAATTTTTGAGATAATTTTTGAATAAGTCTGCAATGTTTATTGTTTTAGTTGAGGTTGTAAAACCATTCACAATAAAAAAACTCCTGTGGTTAAATACTGTTATTTCAGTTTTACACCCAGGAGTTGTTTCTTCAAATTTTTTTACAAGTAAATCCGCTAAAGCATTACATAATCTTTTTCCATCTAATGGATTGTTGATTTCTATTTGTGACATTTTTAATATTTAACTTTTTATTTTTACAATCTTATGTAAAAAAAAAATTAAGTTAAATACTAATTACTTTTTGTTGTAATACTTTTCAACAATTTTTGTTACGGCACTTTTAACAGTTTGTGTTGTTTGTTGTGCTTGTGTTTGAGTTTGTTGAGTTTGTGTTTGAGTTTGTGTTTGTTGTTGATTGTTTTTACATCCGCATCCTGCCATGGTTATAATTTTTAATTAGTTTATTTTATTATAAATATCTTTGTTTAAAACTTTAAATCATTTTTTGAATTAATCAATTCTTTTTTTTGTAATATTTATAAAATATGTCATATAAAAATATTATCAGAAATATAATTTTAGAAAACGAGCAAGATGAAGTAATTATTTCACCTAGCGAATTTTTAGAACTATTGAAGTATGTGAATGATGATGTTGCAAATATTCTTAGATTACCTCAATATAGAAACAAAAAAATTATAATTGACGGAAATTTGAATCTTAATAACAATAAAGACATTCAAAATCTTAATTTAATATCAAAGATAAATGGTGATTTAGATATATCATATTCTAACGTTGACGTTTTTGACAAAGATAAAGCTAAAAGTATTATAGACTATGGAAGTAGAAGAGAAATTATTAGAAAACAAAAAGAACTACAAAAAAGACTCAATTATTTAGACCAATTAAGAAAAGAAGACGCTTGGAATATAAATAATAAAAAATTAATATCTTACCAAACAGAAGCTTTATATGAATACTTAGAAAATAATAACTACCCCCAAGAAATTGAAGAAGACGGTGAAATAGTTTTGGAAGACAAATATAACTTATATCCTAACAATTATAACCATTATGGTGGTAAATCATTTACGTGGTTAGGAGAAGAAGGTATGGAAAATGAATACATAGTTTTTGATTCAAGAACAATTGAACAAAATGCTCGAGAAGCTATTGAATCTAGAATTGATGAATTAGGTTATGATGCATTTGCAAATTGGGTATGGGAAGACCACCTTGATTCAGAAAGGGTTAGAGACTGGTTACGATGGTATATAGAAGGACCTATGTATGATAGTCCTGAAGATTTTGGATTAGAAGAAAAACTTACAAAAGAACAAGAAAATTATATTAGAATCTATGAAGAAAAAATGTCTAAACTACAATACAGAATTGATAACGAAGATTTGGATGAAGAGACTGAAAACAGTTTGGAAGAAGAAATATCTGATTTAGAAGAACTTATTGAAGACATCAAAGAAAATCCAAAAGGTGATTTTGACGAAAATGAAATTGAAGAGGCTATTGAAATGTGGGTAGATAATAATGAAGATGAATTTTTATCTTATTTTAAAGAAACTGGTCTTGATAAGAGTGATATTTTGGATTATGTCGACCAAGGAGATGTTATTAATTTTATAATTAACCATGATAGTTGGGGTAATATATTTGGAAGTTATGATGGTGACCACGACGAATTAAATGTAAATGGACTTGATTTTATTATTATTAGATACGACTAATTTATTTACAGGTTAGAAACTTTTTCTTACATTTTTTAGTATGGATACAAATTGGCCGTTTCAAGAACCTATTGATTTAGAACACAAACAATACATCTTATTAAGTTATCTACAAAAAATAGATAAAGACCTATCCAACTTTAAGTTATACCCAAATTTTCAATTCTTGTCGCTTCATTTGGCAAACATAAATTTGATGATTCAAAAAGGTCAGTTTTTAATGCTCACCAAAAAAATAAAAGAAAAAGATGAAGAAATACTAATTTCAGATTTAGTAGCCCAAGACATTCCATTAATGACCCAAGAAGACATTTTAGAGGTCTATAGGATTTGTAAATTTTCATCACAAAAATTACAAGAATTTTTTGACCAAGCAAAAGCAATTTGGGAATTGGTTAACGATGCCGTATCACTTACAGTTATTAGCAATCAAAAAAGTTTTGATAAAAAAGAAGGTTTATTTATTATTGAAAATAATGGCAAAAACTTTTTATATGAATTCATTATAAAAGAAATCAAAAAAAATACTTTAGATTTAAAATGTCAAGTTAAAAAAATATGTGAAGTTAAGGATAACAACTTATCACCTGAATTGTTTGAAAATAGAAAATCATTAATTAAAAATCTACAGGACCCGTTAATCCACAAAAATATAATTGTTTTTAAAGTTAATCACGATAATAACTTCCCATTTAACGAAACTCTTCTTCCAATATCAAAAAGAAAAATATTAAATTATATACAACAATCCAAAATATTAAGTAAACCTAGTTTGACAAAAAGTCGCGAATAATTTATATTTCTAATATGAAAAAAAAAGAATTAGTTAAAGAAATAAAAAATTTAATAAAAAAATACCCTAACGATACAGAGTTAGGTAATCAAGTTAGAAAGTTATATTTAACCATTAAAGAAAAAAAACAAAATGGGGTTTAATAAAAGAGTATTAAAAAAAGAAAATATACTTAATAATCTACATAATCTTGAAAACTACTTAAAAGCGGATGCTATTGTGTGTACCGACAATTTTTCTATGCAAGTCTATAACTTGTATAAAAAAGGAGTAAAAAAAGAACAAATAATAAATTACATAAATAAAATAAAATGAAAGTTACATTAGAATATGTGTGGTTGGATGGTTATTTACCTGAACCTAACCTCAGAAGTAAAGTTAAAGTTGAAGAAATGGATTTAAACTCCATTGAGTTTAAATTTCCTGAATGGGGGTTTGATGGGTCATCTACAATGCAAGCTGACACTGAAAACTCAGATAGGATTCTTAAACCTGTGAAATATTACTCACAAAAAAGTTTTCCTTTGGAAAATAGTAGAGTTTATGTTTTATGTGAAGTTGTAAATCCTGACGGGACACCACACGAATCAAATATGAGGTCAAAAATAGAAGACCAAAGTGATGTTTGGTTTGGATTTGAACAAGAATACTTTATTAAAAACCAAAAAACAAATGAATTTTTAGGACACGATACTGGTTTTAGATTAGACCCTCAAGGTAAATACTATTGTGGTGTTGGTCACAATGTTGTTGGTCGTAGTTTTGCCGAAGAACATATGCGTTTATGTATGTTATATGGTATGGAAATTACCGGTATAAATGCGGAAGTTGCTCTTGGACAATGGGAGTATCAAATATTTTCAAAAGGTAGTTTAAATGCTGCGGACGATTTATGGATGAGTAGATATTTCTTGTACAGATTGTCTGAAAACTTTAACTATGAAATTGTATTACATCCAAAACCAATTACTGGTGATTGGAATGGTTCAGGAATGCATACAAACTTTTCAAATGAAAGAATGAGAAGTTTAGGTGGATACGAATACTTCCAATCTATTTTTAATACGTTTGGTTCAAGACACGAAGACCATATAAAAGAATATGGTTCAAATAATAATATGAGATTAACCGGTAAACACGAAACACAAAATATTGATAAGTTTTCATACGGTGTTGGGGATAGAGGCTCATCAATTAGAATTCCTAAAACAACTGCTGAAAATTGGAGAGGTTATTTAGAAGATAGAAGACCAGCATCAAATGCCGATTCTTATAGAGTTGTTAATCAAGTTTTAAAATCTTTAAATACTGCTGAAGAACTTATGGAAATAACAATGAAAATGAATTCTAAAGTTGATATTAAAAATATTGATGGTAAATACGGAACAAGACCGGCTGATGAATTATTAAAAGAATATAGAGAAGAGGAATAATGGAACAAGTTAATCACCCTGAACACTACGGAGGGAAGAAAATACATATGAAGCAATCAAAGTAATTGATGCTTGGGAATTAGGATTTAGTTTAGGAAACACAGTAAAATATATATCACGTGCAGGAAAAAAAAGAAAAGATAAAGAACTTGAGGACCTCAGAAAAGCTCTCTGGTACCTCGAACACCACATCGAAACAATCGAACAAAAAATCAAGTCTGAATCGAGAGATTAATGTCTTAGATGCAATAACAACACCAAACGAATTACTTCGAGAAACTCTAATAAATTTTATGTGGGGGGTTTTAGGAAACTCAGTTGTTGTATTTGTTGCAAAAGAACTGGACTTTATGGTTTTAATCAACTATATTGTTTATTACATACTCATTTCTTATATTGTAAATAGGAAAAAGTATGACACAATATTAGGTAAATTTATAGTATTACCTGGCTCAGCGGCGGCAGGAGCATTTACAGGTTATAAATTGGCACAAATAATAGTTAATATGGTATAAAAATGAAAACAAGATATAGAATAGTAGCAACAACAATTACCATAGTTTGGTTGACAATGGTATGGACATTAGTTTATGAAGTAGTAAAAATGATATTTTAAAATGATAGAAACAGGAAAAATAATAAATGGGGATTGTGTTGAAGTAATGAAAATACTTCCTGAAAATTCAATAGATTTAGTTTTAACCAGCCCGCCATATTCAGTTAACATTAATTATGATGTTTACGATGATAATACAAATTTGGAAGAATACCTTGAATTTTCCAAGAAATGGTTAGAACAGGCTTTTAGAGTTTTAAAAGATGATGGTAGAATTTGCGTAAATATCCCATTCGAGATTAATTTGAAAGACCGAGGTGGCCGAGTTTTTATAGTTTCTGAAATATGGAACGTAATGAAATCTATAGGATTTAAATGGTTCGGTCTTGTGGATTTAGTTGAAGATTCTCCACATAGAAGTAAGACTACCGCTTGGGGTTCATGGATGAATTGTAGTCAACCATACATATATAACCCGAAAGAGTGTTTGATACTAGCTTATAAAAATAGTCCAAAAAAATTGACCAAAGGACAACCGCAATGGACAGGAGTCCCAACTGATATTGAACAAGAAGACGGAACCTTTAAGAAAAAAGTGGTGTATGAAGAACAAGATAAGAAAGAGTTTATGGAACTTGTGTTTGGTCAGTGGAATTACTTTGCAGATACTAAGTCACTCACCAAGGCTACGTTCTCGATGGACATACCAACTAAGGCGATTAAGATATTATCCTACAAAAACGATATAGTATTAGACCCCTTCGCAGGAAGTGGTACCAGTTTGGTGGCGGCTGAAGTTTTAGGTAGAAGATGGTTAGGAATAGAACTATCACCAAACTATTGTGAAGTTGCAAAAACAAGAGTTGAATATTTTAAAACAATAAAAGAAATTAAAAACGAAAAGCTATAATGGAAACTCTGGTGGGCGAGTGTTATTGTTCAAACAGTTCTCCGTCTGTTTGTTCCATTTTCTGATTGATATTTTCTCTTCTTTACCGTTAATCCTGTCTTCATTCACAAAAAAGTTTGCCATTTTAAAAATCTCATCCCAATCCTCCCTGTCTTCTTCGCTTTCAGGTTTTTCGTAAGGATTTAATATTGATTTACCTTCCTTTTCTCTTTTTTCATTTTCTAAATCCCAAAATTTTAAAATATCTTCGTCAATATCACGTAATTGGTTACCATCATAAAATTTACCTGGTGGTATTTTTTCACATTCACCACTGTCCCTATTAAAATATTCGTCATCATCACAAATTTTTTCACAACCAAATCCTGGTACAAATACCTCATCATCAGGGTCACATGAACTACATTCTTCCGATGGATAACTCAAACGTTGACCTTCAGGGCAAGTTATACATTTATTTTTTTTGTAAGCCCAATAACAATTAGTACCGGTATCTCTTTTTTTATCGCACTCTTCTTCTGTTTTTGGGTCTTCTTCTTCTAATATTATACCCATCATTTTTTTTATGAGATACAATTCTTTTTCGAGTAAAAGTTTCATAAATTATTCAATTTATTAGATAAATATATTACATAACATAAAACAAAGACTAAGTTCTATTTTTACAAGGTATTCATTAATATGAAAATCATCATCACAGAAAATCAACTAAATTTTCTTATTTCAGAATCTGGTATTAGAAATATAAATGATTTAGTAATTGATATGAGAAATAAATTTATTGATATTCTACAAAGAAAAATTGATAAAAATTAAAATAAGGAAGTTTTAATTCTATCACCTTCTTTTATTCCCAATTCTTTACAAATACCCCCATCCAATTCTAAAACAATATTTCCAAATCCCTCAAACATTTCACAATTTTTTTGGTCATTACAAGGAGGGCAGTTATGATTAATTTTTGTTATTACATTTCCATCAATCATAATAATATCTAAAGGAATTAAACAATCGTACATCCAAAACGTTTGATTTTTTTTATCTGGCATCATAAACAACATACCATCAAAATTACTATCAAACTTTTTACCCATCATACCTTTTTGAATGGACTCGGAGTTTGCCGCAACTTTACAATTAAAAACGTTATCGTTAACTAAAATTTTCACATTATATAAATATTTGAAAAAAAATTTAAAAACAATAAAACTTTTGATGAAGTATAATATATTTATATTTATTACAAAAAAATCAAAAAATTTTTATTGTTTTGTTTGACAAATCAGAATATTAGTTTTAAATTTGTAAAACAATTGGGAAACGACCCTTTGTATAATTTGAAAAATTAAAATTATGAGTGAAGATTTAATCATCACTACAGAGATTTTTTTTTACTTTGATGATAAAGGAAGAAAACTTTATACTTCAAATGAAGTCTTTGCAAGTGTAAGAGCTAAATTCTATGGAACTATAAAAGTTTTTGTAGAAAATGTTTAAAAAAGTTCACAAATTACTTGACAGATTGAAATAAATGTCTTAAATTTGTAAAACAAATCGGAAACGTCCGAAATAAAAAATTGAAATATTGATGATTAAAACAGTCTAGGTCCGTAGGGCTACTGTTGTATGTGAGGAAAGTGACTACGGGACAAACATTTAACTGTATGAAACAAAGCAGAAGTCCTTCACATTTAAAGTGTAAGTGTAACATATTACCGCAATAGTTATATCATTAATTCGTTCTTTGAAATTCTAACGAACAAATTGTTCATATAAAATTTGAAATAAAAGATTAACCCCCTTTTCTTTAAAGTTTATGAAACGAAGAGTTCAATGGGCCGTGTATGGTCCATTAAAATAAACCACGAAAGTGGGATAAAGTGAATCATTTGTGTTAGATGGTTTGCGTCTTGGTTGTCTTTGGACAATCGAGGTCGAGTACACAAGCGGGATACCGTTTAACCTTTAGTACCGAGGGCAACGCTGTAGGGAAAGTGGTTAGGTGATTAGGCGATGTGGGTCGTCTGTTTGAGGTGGGAACACCAATAGGAATAACCCGTAGGAATATTTGCAAAACATGAAGTTATCCAATTTCATTATTGCGTTTTCCAATATTAAAGGATACTTAAAACCGAAAGGTATGTTAAAGTACGAGTGGTGTCGTTATTAACCTTGATTAACCTCTACCAAGAGGTCTATCACGAAGTAGTCTTGAAATATGGAGGTAGGGATATCTCACGGAGTAGTTGAGTATTGACTTGTTCAAAAGATAGGTCATCTCGGGTGGCGGACCACTACTTCGACAATCCACAACACAAAAACTTATTATTATGATTAATAACAATTAAAAATAAATTAAGGAAAAGTGTCCGTCAGGTTTGGATGAAAGGTGACTACATAGTAATGAGCCGTTCATTGCACACGAAGGCCCCAAGCTGACGTGTAATTATCCAAAAAACCTTTAGTCCCGCAAGGACGAATTGGGGAGGCATCCTCAAAAAGAGTCAAGTAAGATGAGAGTAATTCAAACCTCAAGGAGTGGTAAACCTAAAAGACCGTCACTGAGAAATACTTTCCAAAAGAAAGTGGATAGGAGTAGAAACAATAATGACTCTAAAGGTTCTCACAACAAACGTGTAATCTCAACGTTTTTTTTAATGGAGCCACCGGTAAAAAATTTGATGGATAAGTTTTTTCTTATCCATTTTTTTGTGCAATTAATTTTTTTTAGTATATTTGTTGTATGGAAAACAAATATAAAACAGGATACGCACTTAAAGATAAAGACATCAAGTTTATAAAAAAATATGTTAAAACCTTAGAAATAAAAACTAATGGTTATCCTCATCCTTATAGGTATATTGATTCATGGGGAGTTTTAATAAATTCAACCATAAAAATTACTTCAATTAGAAAATACCAAAATGGTTACGCTTGGCATCAAAGAGAATTTGTTTATGAAGTTGATGTTGAAATTGATGTCAAAAATAGCCAGTATATGGAAGAATACGAACATTCCGGTTGGTATATCAGACAAGATTTTATTAATGGAGTCAAAAGAATGAACCGAAGATATAGGGATGCAATTACCACTTACATTCATAATGAATTGAAATATATGAATGTTTATGAAGACCTTACTGTATCAAAAATTAAATGGATAATTGAATAAAAAATTTGGTTTATTAAAAAAAAACAATTACATTTGTAAACATATGGCAACAGTAAAAAACGTACTTCTTGTTCACCCAAAACACGGTGAAATTCTAAATGAAACTTTTGTGGATGAAATCCAGTTCAAAATATTTTTGAATATGGTTCATGCGTCCCTATCCTTGAAAGAAGATTTTACGACCTTCAACGGCAAGGATTTTTTAATCCATATACCGTTTGCAATGTTAAAAGAATCGTTAATTTTGGGAACAAATAAAGAAGTATCAATGGCGGAAGTTGTTGTTGCTAAATCCAAGTTAGAGGGATAGTTTCTTTGTTCTATAAAAACAAAGTGGTGGAGAGATGTTGACACGAACCGTGTTGACCCAAAATTAAGGTGAAGGAGACTTCACCTTTTTTTGTTTATATGATATTTATAGGTATGAATATAGAAACAATCATAAAGAAGGTTTTAATGGAGGAATTCATTAATACTAATGACTTCATCTACGAAGACATTTATGGTTCAGTAGAAGACGTTAATTTACTTCAAGAAGCAGAATACCAAGGAAGAAAAGTTCAACTTGGTAAAATCATGCAAGGAGACATCAAGAAGTTCAAAGTGTATGTCAAAAACGACAAAGGAAAGGTTGTTAAAGTAAATTTTGGTTTTGGTGGTAAA